GAGCGAACCAGCAGTTCTTGTTGACCACCATCCGGCCCCCGCTGAGTGCTGCCTTGCAGGCCTCTTCCACGCCCTGCTGCCCCCAGCCGCCGTGTTCCTCCATACAGCCGCCGAGTTCCCAGAACCTCTCCAAGTGCAGAAAGAACCCGGGCCCCATGCAGCACATGGTGTCGTCGATCATCTTGTTGTTGTCAGGCTGCTTCTTGTAATAGCAGGCCCGGAGATTGCCGTCGACCAGGCCGATGTACATATAGTCCGTGCGTTTGTGCAGCTTCGGCTGCCAAGTCACGACGTCCAGGTTGTACATCCGGGGAATCATCGTCATGTCGTACTCGCAGTCTCTGGCCAAGATCAAGTCAAAGCCCTTCGAGACCGCACAGTGCGCGTCCAGCTTCATTATGTACTTGCCTTTAGCCGTCCGGACTGCCTGGTTGATCGCCTGCCGCTGCCCGATCGCCTCCGGGTTGTGAATCCAGTGAACTTGCTGTCGCTCGTTCACTGGAAATTCAATTGGCTTCTCAGGAAGCCAGCCGTCGAGCACAACGATAATCTCGATCTCCCCCTCGGCGTTGGCCAAGAGGGATTCGATAGTCTTCTCCAAATATCCCTGCTCATTGCGGGATGGGATAACCACGCTCAGCATAAGAGTCTCTCCTCATCAAGACGGTGAACTTGACGGAGAAGCGCTCGCCGAAGAACTCGGACTTGTCGTCGGGCTTCCTGAAGCTGAAGTCGTCGGGCTCGAAGAAGCTGAAGAGCTCGCACTAGTCGTCGGGCTGGACGATGCCGAAGAGCTTGGGCTTGTCGTCGGGCTTGAGCTCGCACTGGTCGTCGGGCTGCCTGAAGCTGAAGCACTCGGGCTCGTCGTAGCACTGCCGGACAGTGAAGCGCTCGGGCTTGCGCTCGCAGACGAACTCGGACTTGTCGTAGCGCTGCCGGACAGCGAAGCGCTCGGGCTTGAAGAAGCGCTCGAGGACGGCGAAGTCGTCGGACTGGACGAAGCTGAAGTCGTCGGGCTTGAGGACGCGCTTGAGCTCGGGCTCGAGGACGCGCTGCTCGATGCTGACGTGCTGGCACTATCAGATGCCTCGTTCTCACCAAACCCAAGATCAGACAGCAACTGAACGCCGACGGCCGCAACAGTTATGGGCTTCACCAGTTTGATCAGATTCGTCGCGGTGAAGCTGATTTGAGTGTTGGACGCTGACAGGACCAGGGGTGCCCCGCCGAGAACAATCGCCCGCCACTGCTGATCCGTATCCAACTGCTTAAGTTCAACCACCTCCGCGGCGCCGATGCTGGCGTCGACCTGGATCGTCATGTTGAACCGGTTCTGCGGAATCTTCATCTTGTATTCCGCTGCCGCCGTTGTCGGCGCAATCAATACTTGACTCATTGGCTACCCCCTTAGGAAGCTGAAGCTGATGGTGAAGCGCTCGGGCTGGCGCTAGCTGAAGCTGACGGTGACGACGACACCTGGGCGCCCGGGACACTCTTCAACGTCAACGTCTGCGACCCCAGGCTGTCGACCTTTTTGAACACGCCAAAGGCGATCGCCAGAGCATCGCCGGCCAATACCGCGTCGTCGCGGTAGAGCTTGACCTGCAGAATGCTGCCCATCTTCTTGCCCGCGCCCGGGATAGTCGGGAAATATGATGTCTGCAGGATTGTGCCTTGGATGTAGGTGTACTCCTGCCCGGTTGCCGTCGCCGTGGTGAAGGCGCCCACCTGTTCACCAGGATTCAACCACCGGTAGGAGATCTTCCACGCCGGGGGCGTCGCTGCAGCCTGGTGCCAGAGTATCCTGGGATAAAGCGACGTCCCGGGGGCGTAGTCATGGTCCAGGGCAATGTTCGCGGTCAGGAACTCTGTGGTGCTGTTGTTCGGGAAAAGGTACCCGAAGTTGGTCGCGTCGTAATCCGGGGCCGACGTCGGCTCCATGGCTGTCAATGGAATCCACAGCCCGAGATAAGGCCTGGCCAGCCCTTTGAACGTCACAAGGCCGGTGACCGGGTCGACCCTGACATAGCTGTTGCCTCGGACATTTCCGAACAAGTGATACGGGGCTTGAAGTTCCATTGCTTTTCTCCTGTGATTACGTTTCTTCCATGGGCATTAGGATTGCTCCCATATTTCTATATACCCCTTTTTCGAACGTTATTGAAGGGGTCACCAATATTATTTTAAGGCGCTGAGATTATCAACTTCCCGGTTCCTATCGTTGAGGGAGTAAACTTCCCGGTACCAGTCAAACTTAATCCCACTCGGGCAGAACTTTGACTCAACATATTAAAGCTGATAACATAGTCAGTAAGATTTTCATGAGATCCATCAGTACATCTTACATAAAAGGTGTTAGTTCCTGGAGACACAGCCACCCCTGTTTGAGTATGCCACTGAGATGCAGTAGACTCAAACGTGTTAGCTATTGAACTATAGTCAGTCTCTGCTACAGTCCCATATTTGCATGTTGCGGTTGTTGCAGTAAACAATGATATCGTAGTCGTTGCCGCATAACTGACCGTCGAAGACGGGGCACCGGCTGAACGAACGGGCCCAGAAAACACCGGCTCTACGGCCCCAATGCTGGACAAGGTTCCGCGAGCTACGTTGTAAATATCAACTGGAACTCGTGGAGAGAATTTATATGTCAGGGTGTCACCAACAGGATAAGTAAAGGTTTCCGATGTATAGTCGCCGTCAGTTACCCCCCCGCCTGTTGAATAGGTAGCGGTTGCTCCAGAGTCAGGACGTTTTGTATAATTTTTTGGGCAGGTATACCCCGCTTGTGTAAATTTACTATTTGGTGTGCACTCACCTGTCTCAAGTTTTACATACTCATAATGGTTATACAAAACCTCGTTCCCACCAGCATTCCCATTCGCAAGTTGAGTAATAGCCAGGTTGCTGATGTCTGTGTCTTGAGCAAACTGCCAGAAAACATTACCAACCCAGGAAACATTTGTAAGGGTTGATGTTGGTGATATTGTGCTATGTCCACCTATAAATGTATTGTTCCACATTATCAGGTGATCCCAGTTGTAATAAAGCTGAAAATCAGTAAAAACACAGCTGCCAGTTTCATTAACTGTACAAGGATCGCGCATCTCAAGAAATACATTTACAAATGCGTTGTCCGTTGCAGTTCCAGTATCAGACCGCATAAAAATAGCTTCATAATGTAAGTCTGTTGCCTTGTAATTATAGACAATTCTGTTATCCGGAGGGGCAAGCGTTGTCCCTGTAAAAGTTTGAAATGCATCTGCGTGCCATGACGGGTTGTCAATATTATCGACATCATCAGCAGTACAGTTGACAATAAAAGGTGTATTCTCAAATACATCATTACCAATAAACGAGATTGTGGCACCTCTGACCAATGCTGCCTTCCTATAGGCATAGTCAGCATCATAGGTGTAGTCATTAGTACTATAATGATTGTTCTCGTCGCTGAGATGCACTGGGTTTGTATTGACAGTACCTCTTCCAGAACCAATTCTTCTACAACTATTCGTCCATAACCGTGTTGAACTACTATTGGCGACATACAGGGCACTGCCCAGACTTTGCAGAGTCACGCTATCATATTTGAGATACCCGGTTGTTATCTGTCCAGTATTGATTATTACATTTGCAACTGCCGCAGTATCGTCTTTCGTGATTGTTAACCATTGGCTTGACGTGCTTGCTGATGTAGAGGCTACCGAGTAAGTGCCCTCCTCGAGATAGATAATCGCACCGTCCGAAACGCCGCCATTTGCCGCTTGGATTTTGGTTATTGCCCCGGCTACGGTCAAGCATGGTGCCCCTTCATCGTTTACCATGCAGGTAGTATTGTTGCCCGCTGGATCAACCCAAGCTGTCACTGGAGTGAAAGCAGAGGCCCCATAGACCAGCAAAGATAGGGTCAATACTCTTTCATTGGCCTCGTTGTCGGTAACGGTGGCGGTGATAGTAATAGCCCCGTTTCCGGTAAACTCAGAGGCGGGGAAATTAACCCAGTATTCCCAGGTATCCGTGGTCGAATTCAAGGTCATGGAGGTTGCTGTCTTTGTTCCTCCACTATACCCCTGGCCAGATGCAACAAAGTCAACTGATGCAATCCCTGGCTTAGAAAATGCCGCAACTCCGACATTAAGTGAAGCCCCATACTCAATCCGCTGGTATGGAACTACGTCGAACCTGGCAACAGGCGAATAGGCCAGAGCCAATGATGGAAAAAGGAGTATCAGAAAAATTACGGCGTATTTACCCATATGCCCCCCCATTCTATTGCGGCTGCTTCGTCTGTATCGAGTTGATATCCAGGCCCAGTGTGCAAATACTGCCCATCAGCAGAATCAAATCTGGCGAAAGTACATTCGCTAGCAGCATCGCAAGTTGTTCCGGCGTCTATCTGAAAATACGAACTTGCCGCGGTACCATCAAGGTGCAGAACAAAACTGTACCAAATTCCAGTTGTGATAGCAACCTCGGCGCTATTCCCTGCGCCTTGAGCTTTAATCATCAACGTTCCGTTATCGTCGATGAGTTTAACCATTGCCAAGCCAGCAGCATCACTGGTGCTATAGTTACTCCAGTGCAGAACAGTAAGTGCATCGTCGTTGGCGGGGAGTGTGCTTGAGTTGACCCTGATACTCCCGGTAATATCAAGACTTCCGGCCCTAGATATTGGTGCTCCTGCGTCCCAGGTGGCGTAAGTCATGTTACTTGCACCGGCGATGGCTGCAGAATAAAGGCCCACAAGGCATGACCCTGCCGGCGCAGTTCCCGTCAGAGTGTAATTCTCGGTCAGCGTCCCGCCTGTGCCTACTGTCTCTGTCCAACCCGCGGCTTCGTAGCCTCCCTCAAAGCCCTCACTCAGCTCATCCCCATTCGCAGGAGTAGTACAAGCGGTACTCCTGCGCACGAGAATACCGCTCGCCGCAAAACTGTCTGACCATGTGAGCAGTATAAGGACTGCTGCCAATAAATACTTCATCAGTCGGCATCCACAGTATAACTGACACATATCGTATATTCGTCTGTCTCCGGGCTCACTGCATTTGTTACGTTAAAAGCCAGCATCTCATATGCCGTAAGCCCATTTGCCGCTGTGACAGTCTTTGGTGTTGCAGTCGTTGTTGATGCCGCACAAGTCGCGGCTGTATCGGTAATAGTCATTGCATTCCCGGCCCCGTCTTCCAAGGTGATTGTCGCCGGAGTTGAACCAGTACCTCGATAATGGCACCACAGCCCAGTGATGGTCACTGCATAAGGCCAGGAAAAATAGGCATAATCATCATCGGCAGCAGCGAGATTTTCAACGGTGATGCATAGTGGCTCTTTATACGTCAGTACTCGCTTCGCCCCACCGTAATAAAGAAGTTGATCGCTGGTGGTGTCGATCGCGGTTTCGCCCGTTTCGTCAACCGTCGGGGCCACACCGTTTGGCAAACCAAAAACATCCAAGGCGATTGCACTTGTCCAAGTGGGGTTGGCCCCAACCCCGTTTGTCTGCAACAGCTTGCCGGCGTCCCCCGGACCAAGGTTCGTGATCGCTGATCCGTCATAGTAAAGGATGTCGCCTTGAGAAAGCGTCAACCCGGAGATCTGAGTCAGGGAAGTGTCAAGCGGTTGAAAATCAACCCAGGTCCACGTCCCCGACAGACACTGCCCGGCGTCGGCCGAGGCCTTGACCTCCTGCACTCGGCTGCCCTCTGCCGCAGAGTACTTGTAGACCACCAGCCCGTCAGTTGCTGCCGCCGGCGCCGTGTGATCAGGCAAGGCCGTGATGTCAAAGTCGGCCCGGGCTGTGCTGCAAGCCGTCAGCAAGAGTATTGCTGTTATTAAAAATCTCTTCATAGCGGTTCTCCGACTATTTGTTGTAGATTTCATTGTTATCGCAGTTCGGCCCAAGAAGTCTTGAATATAGAACCTAAAGCTGTTACTCTATATGTTGACCCAATTGGCACTATACCTGAAATCACTACATAGTGTGTTGTAATAGTACTTACTTGTGCTGATATTCCAAGCAACGTAGAATCAACATACAAAGACAACCCGGCTAATGGATTTTCATCTGTTGTGTACCCAGTAACAGAGACCACAAGTGGTTTGCCTGTTGTGTTTGTATATGTTGTATTAAAAGCCCTGGCACTCCCCATTTCCTGCCAAGTCTGCCCGAGGCCAAGACCAACTGCCGGCGCCGTCAAGGAGATCGTCCACGCTGAAGTTGTCCCTGCGCCACTGAATGCCTCAGACATGACCACCAGTGACCCAGTGGTAGAATTGTAGGCTGTGATCGTCCCATACATATAATACGTGGGAGAGTTTGTCCAGGCGATGATAACCTTCATCCCGACGACCAGAGATTTCCCTGCTTGGATCGTCAGTGACTTCGACCCGGTACCAATCGTCAGGCTGGTCGTACTCGTCGCGCTCGTCCCCGGAGCAGCCACAGCCGTCGCCGCACTGGCCAACGATTCTGCGGCTTTTGTCGTCGCCGTCGCTGAGGCTGCCGAAGCAGTTACCGCCGCGGCAGTCGCCAGAGTCTCTCGACTGTTGACGTTGGCCTCCAAGGCGTTGGCCTCGGTCACGAACGTTGATAATGCTGCGACCCAGGCATTCGCTTTTGTGTTGAACGCTGAAGCACTGTCAGTATTTTTATTTGGGGCTGATGGAAGGGCTGAGATAGTCATGCTGGGCCTCTTTAAGTTAAACCTTCGATTTCGAGAGAGCAGATACTCCCACCGTAATCTTGTAGTACTATATCAAAATTCTTATAGAATCCATAAACAATTGTTAACTCGGAAAATGTACTGACCTCGGTGCCCATCCAAACGCAGGGGGTAGCCCTGACACTTGAAAGGAATTTCTTAACCATCCTCACCATGCTGTGTTCCAGAAAAAGATCACACTCCATCTTGTCGGCATAAACCCGTTCAACAACAGAAGTCACCCCAAAGTCGTCAGTCTCTTTTGTCGAATAGTCCAGTATACCCAACTGCAGCCCCCACTGAGTCTCCCCAATGTAAACTGACTTTCCAAATGCGAACGTCCCCACCTCTACAGTCGTCCCGGTTAGAGTAACTTTAAGGATTGCATTGGTGTAAGTCGGCATATTCAGAAGCAAATAATCTTCGAGATTCTCCAGTGCTGAGAAGAAATATTGATACCAGTCATTGTCAGTCTCATCCGGAGCAGATATCAAATCAGTCTCATAGTGCCAGAGCACTCCAACCGGGTAAGGGCTGGCGCTGGCTGACGAACTTGGGCTTGCACTCTCTGACGAGCTCGGGCTTGTTGTTGGGCTAGACGACACAGAAGAACTCAAACTTGTCGTCGGGCTTGAGGATACGCTCGACGAAGCTGAAGACGAGGCCCCACCGTCATCCCCGACGCCGCCGTCTTTCAACCTGTTGCCCGCCCCATCAACCAAGAAGTTCCCGTCACCGTCGGTCAGATAGTTGCCCCCGCTGGCACTCGGCGATGCTGATGGGCTATTTGACAGGCTGGAGCTGGTGCTGGGCCCCCCAGAGGCGCTGACACTTGGTCCTCCAGACGGGCTGGTTGAAGCACTCAAACTGCTGCTGGCTGAAGAACTCGGGCTTGCGCTTTCTGACGAACTTGGGCTAGTCGTCGGGCTCCCTGATACTGAAGCGCTCGGGCTCGTTGTCGGGCTGGACGAAGGTGAAGAACTCGGGCTCGAAGACGCTGATGTACTCGGGCTCGTCGTCGGGCTGGACGATGGCGAAGAGCTTGGGCTCGAAGACGCTGATGTACTCGGGCTCGAAGACGCGCTACTCGAGGGGCTTGTCGTCGGGCTAGACGACACAGAAGAACTCAAACTTGCTGCCCCTGACGGGCTCGCTGTTGCTGAGGCCGAGGCACTTGGGCTCATCGTCCCATAAACAGCATCGTCCAAGAGTTCAATTACTACGTGATTGGCAACGATATCCAGCAGAGCCAGAGAGTCCACAAAATCAGCATCGGTCAGTTTGACCATCACGATCAGGAAGTTATTCGCGGCAGTGACCGACCCCACTGATTTGTCAAACATCTTCCAGCGGTTCGTCGGGCCCAGATCCAGCCACCAGTCTGTTGCGGTCGTCGGATCGTTTCCGGTGTTTGCCGCCTGCAGAGACTCATAGATCTTGTGCGTACTGAGAACTATAACCTTGTCCCCGGCACCATAGGTCGTCCCAATTGCCCAGGCAGCATAGTCATCTTCAGGCTCTGAACACCCATACAGGGTTGCATCCGTAACCGCGATAGGCTTTATGACTTTCATATTACGCCACCCTGGTTGCCGGCATACCAATGGATTCCCATCGGTCAAGCATCCGGGCAGTTTTCTGGGTATTCTTCAAGTTCTGGACGTTGCCGGCAACTACTGACGCCCTGAGGTCGTCCAGCCTGGTATTGACCTCGTCTTGGCTCTTGCGGTTGGCCTCGGCGTCGCGGCTGCTGATCGTTGGAACTTCTGTGTTGATGCCTGCGATCTTGTTATTCGTCAACTTCTCGATCTGGTTGACCGCGCCCATCGTCTTCCAATAATCCCGAGCGTAGTCCGCAGCCGTAGCATATTTCGACTTATCGATCGAGATATCTTTCAGGACCTCGCCGATAGTCTCAACGCCTTTAAAGTCGCCGGCCTTGGCCTGAGTCAGGATGTCGAAGAGCTTCTGTTGCGCTGTGGACGACTTCAACGCAGCACTTTCGATCCCACCCATGGAATCCTTAAACGATCCAATCGCCGTGACCGCCTCCAGCAATCCTTGGTTCATCACCTCCAAAGACTTGAGTCCGTAGAGCTCCCGGATCTTTGCCAGTTCAGACTCACCCAGACCAAGCTCTTTCGCCTGAAGGATCATGTCCTCCATCTCACGATTAAGCTGGAATAAGGACTTCTCTGACTCCGTCATACCCATCATCTTGATCTGGTCAGTGATGTTGAGCATGAACTCTGCCTGTTCTTTACGATGGGCCTCAATAAGCTCAGCGGCCTTAAGCTGCTGCAACTGCCTGATCTTCATCAGTTCAGACTCACCGAGCCCCAGAGCTTTCGCTGCAGCGATCTGCTCCTGCATCTCTCGACGAGTCCCGCGCAGAGCAATCTCAAGATCAGTCATCCCGAAATTGTTGATCTCGTCGTTGATCCCACGCATGAACTCGAACCGGGCCTGGGCCACCTTCTTGTTTGCTTCCTCGATCTCCATCGCCTGCAGGCGTCGGATCTTTGCCAGATCTTGCTCCGAGGCGCCAAGCTTCTTCGCCTCCTCGATCATATCGTAGAAACGATACTGAATCTCTAAGATCTCCTTAGCCAGGTCTGTGCCACTCATCAAGCGCATGGACCGGGTCACATCATCCAGCATATCAACCAGCGACTGCAGATCCTCCGGAGTCTTTGATGATCTGACACCGCTCAGCAGGGATCCCGGCTTCGGAGTGCTCCCGGGCGGACTTGCCGGCGGGGTTGGGCCCCCAATCAGATATTTGTCAGCGTTGATCGCTTCCAGCAGCGAGAGGTGTTTCTGAGTAGAGCGCTGATTGATGACGTACTCACCGCCCATTGCGATCTGTGGCCGGCCGGCGATTGTCCCGATGTACAGATCATCCCTGACCCCGGACCCGCCGCGGAGAAGTCCTCCTGTAGCCGAACCTTCAGCAGTCCCGACCCCAGTGGTGCCGGTCGATATGCTGCCCTCAGTGATCACGCGAAGCGCTGCTTGAATATCGTAGGCGGCGTCGCCGATGGCATTCCCCGCCTGAGTAGCCGAGGAATCCAAATCCTGCAGAGAATAGTCCAAAGACCCCATTACGGAGTTCAACGTGTAGATTGCATTGCTCGCTGTGTTGGCTTCGTCCCCAAACACGCCCACGGCGCTGGTCAGCATCGAAGTGTCAGTATAGACTTCCTGCATCTGCTGAGAAATCATAGACAAAGAATAAAGCACCGGATTTGTAGCCGCCAGGTATTCTTCCCCGGCAGCCCTCATCCTGCTGATTGCCGATCCGGTGTAATCGGCCATAACTTGGGACACTTCTTCTTGTGTTTTTCCCAGCGATCGCAAATACTTCTCGAGTTCTTCAGAGGAACCTGACGCCGAGCCGGCTGCATCTTCGAGCAGGATCAGTGCTCGATGCATTTCACCACTGCTCAGGTTAAGGTCCGTCAAAGACTTTTTCATCTTGTCAAAGGACGGAGTCGAGGCCTCGGCCCACTCCCACAGCCCTTCGGCCGTAGACGGGTCAATAGCGACATTCAGCTTCTCGAGGGCTACCGCAAATTCCTCAAATGTCTCTGGCTTCCCAATATTAAGCGCCATGCGCTCCAAAGACTGAGCATCATCAAACAACAACTGCAGCGCTTCTCGTATTGCCGAGTTACTCTTTTTCCAAGTAGGAGCAGTCTCATCCCACTGCATACCAAGGGCACCGGGCGTCACATAGGGGTCTTTTTTGAAATAGTTATCCTCCCGGGCGGACTTTGCTTTATCGGCGTCTGCCAGCATGATCAGTGAATTCGAGGCTTGGTCCCATTTCGCATTCGTCTCTCCGAAATAAGGGATGACCGTCTTCTGAAATTCGTTACCGATCAGCGAAGCAAAGGTCTCCGGCCGGAACCCAGCCTTGTTGAACATGTCGGCTTCGTCCGGCATCATCTTCTTTTTCTGACTGCTGTACGCCATGATTGCCATGGAAACAACTGCCCCGATAATGCCTGCGTAGGAGCTGAAACTTGACGCCGCGGGGGCTGCTGACTGAGCTACAGGCGCAGCAGCTTGAGATTGCAGTACGCCATAGGAACCATACTGGGCCACTTGGCTGGCCACAGTCGGGGTTGCCCCATAGGTCCAACCCAGCGCCGTGGTCGCCTGAGGCGCCAGAGACCCCGCCTGTGAAGACAAAACTCCATAGGTATTCTGACTCGTCTGCCAAGCGCTAGCTGCTCCTGGAGAAGCCCCAGAAGGAGAACCTGTACTGCCCAACGGTTGCCCTGACCCTGGAGTGTATGGAGCAATGGTTGACCTCGGGAAGGCATAATTATACAGCCCCTTGGCAATCGCAGCCGAAAGACTCTCCCCAGTGTACATCTGATAACCGGTGCCTGCTACGGTGCCCAGTGTACCAACTGCGCCAACGCCACCGTTACTGCCGCCCCGATTCCCAGCCAGAGCCGCCCCCAAGGAGCCAAGAACTGCACCAAAGCCGCTGCCTCCGCCGCTCCCGAAAGCGCCCATGATCACGTTGCCTATCTGGGCCATAGCCCAGCGAGCAATAAGATCAGCGATCCAATTGATGAACAGGTCCAGCATCCGGTCAAGAAGGCTGTCCCAAAGGTCGCCGATGCTCTCGAAGTCACCTTTGATTGCGGCGACGAAGGTGTCGTGAAAAGCATTCTTCAGTTCCCCAGCCACTTCGTAGCCGACTTCCCCCAGAGTCTTGGTGCTTGCGATCGCGTCCTTGACCCCGAGAGCAAATCCGTCCCACAGGTTATTACTTTTTTTGATAAGGATGTCAGAATTCTGGATTGCCAATTGATACTGCTCATCAAGCTTTGCCATTGCTGCGGCTCGATCTTCAATCGTGGCATTGGTCGCCTGTTCCAGTGGGTATTTCTTGGCAATCGCGTCTTTCTGGTCTGTATAAGTTTTATTAATCTTTGCCAGTTCTTTGTCAAACTCTGACATATTGCGCTGGGCATGATTGCCAAAAGCCGCTTCAATCTCCTCTAGGTTATTCTTCAAATCTGATTTCCGGAGTTCTTCAGCCGTTTCCTGAGCTTCAGTTTTTAAGAGCCCAAGCTCTTTTCTCATCCGGGCCAGACCGTTGTCGTCTCCCTCAAACTTTTTCTTGATCTCAGACTCCATCTTAATAACGGTGTCATCGATCTTCTCCATCATCTTATCAAAAGCAGAGAGCTTTCCAGTAGAGGCATCACCAAAAGCCTCCTCCATCTTTTTACTGAAATCATCAAGAGCAACCTTCTCAAGATTATCAGCATTCTCGTAGGCTTTGACCATCTCAGAGTTAATGACCTTCATCCGTTCAGCTGTTTCAGGGGTGCCAATACCAAACTCCTTCTCAGCAGCAGACTTTAACTTTGAAGATGTGTCTGATATCTTCTCCTGTAACTTTTGATACTCAGAAAGATACGACTGAGAAGTGTCCCCAAAAGCTTCACGGACTCTAGTATTAAAGTCTCTAATACTCTCAGCAGAACCTTTAAACGCTTTGCCAGCGCCAATAGTTTTGGCTGCCAGGTTACTCATCATCGTGCCAACATCAGCCTTTGATATAGCCTGTGCAGTCCCTTCGAGCTTCTTTTGCAGGGCTAGAATTGCTTCTACACCTTTCTCATACTCCTCCCGAGCCTTCCGCATTGGCAGCAGATTATCCAGTAGTTTTTGCTCGCTGTCCTTCAACCAGTCTGGAGATTCTGCAGATCCTTGAGACATACCTGAAGAGCCTGCGCCAAAGTAATACCCCAGAGTTTTTGATGCTAGATTTCCACCCGCGGCTGGATTCCCCAAAGATGGGAGTCTCTGCTGTTGATCAGCTAGAACACCATAAGAAGAGGCCAGTCGGTCAACCGCTATGGAAGCTTCATAATGTGCCGCTTTTTCTGCCAACAAGGCATCTGTGGACGCTTTGATAGCCGCAATCCTTGAAGCATAAAGATCCCCAGACTCTTTGAGTTGAGCATTCTCAGCAGAAAGATCAATCTTAAAGGCTTCTTTTACTGCCGAGGCCGCTTGAGTGAGGTTATCCCCAATAGCCGACATTGCCGGAGAATAAAAACTTGACAACAGTGGAATATCTTTCGTCGCCTGACCGATCATCGTAATCATTCGATTGATCGCGTCAGGAATGTAGAAGATTTTGTCAATGACCCAATTGATTGCGCTACCAAAGATAACCATCAGCATAGAACCCAAAGACTCAAAAACTCCTTGGATTGTTACAGCGGCTGTTTTTGCTGTCGCGCCTAAATTTATGAATAATACATCAATTGAATAAAACTGTTCTCTAAACAGATTTACAATATTAAGATTTGAAATAAATCCTACAAGGTCAGTAAACCTGGTCTTCAGCAAATCTACAACTTCTGCAAACGAAATTCCACCATCAACCAAATCCCACAGTTGTTTAACAAAACTTATTGCCAACTCAATCAAATTAATGAAGTCATGGCCAATAGCCCCGATAACCGAAGCGAAAACAGCAAATATTGGGCTGATATCAGTAACAACCATTCTAATTGATGATATAGCTTCGGACAACCCTTCAACATTGACTGGTTTGAGAAGCATTTTCTCCAGAGCAACTTTCAAGTAATCGAGTTCAGCCCTGGCTGTATGCGCAAGATCCTGATACTTTTCCTCAATGAACCCAACCCCTTCCGCAGCCTGACGAAGCTTCAGAATAAATGCGTCGAGCTCCTTGACCTGCTGAGAAAGCACTGCCCCGGCCTTCATCGATCGGGCAGTAAAGAGTTTGGTAAAAATCGCAATCCGCTTCTCGTCAGCAACCCCTGCCAAAGCCTTATTCAACTCTTTGAAAGTCTCAACAACGTTCTTAACACTCCCATCTTCGTTAAAAGCATTGAACTTACGACCAAGCTTCTCAAACATCTTATGAACAGGGTCGCCGGCCGTCTGCAACTTCAGCATACCAGTCCTGAGAGATGTTGCTGCTTTTGTCCCTCTGATCCCGGCATTGGCCATAATCGCCAGAGATGCGGCAACTTCCTCGAATCGCATCTTAGAAACGATCCCAAGTTCCGCCGCATGCGAGAATGCATTGCTCATCTCATCAACTTCAGTGATAGACAGCATTGCGGCCGCAGCCACCATATTTGCGGCATCTGCAAAAGTGAACAACTTCCCAGTCGCTGCTTTCATCGTCGGTTGGAACGCCAAGGTGAGCCCGATCACGTCCTTGATTGCTTCCCCAAGTTCCATATCAGCAATCGTGGCAAACTTGCTCATCGTTGCCAGATCACGCAGGGCCTCGGCCGGGGCCACACCAGCCTTGGCAAATTCCCGCATCCCCGCGGCGAGTTCCGTCGGCGTATGACGCAACCCCTCCATTGCCATCAACCGCTGCTGGATCTCGTCAAGAGGCATCAACGCCCCTTCAACGTCCTTGGACAACGACTGGATGGAGGTCGTGGCATACTCGAAGGCCACGCCCAGGCTCATTGCTTCCTTCGCTGCCCGGACCCCGGCAAACGCAGCCATCAACGGCAGCAACTGTCCATAGGCAAACCAGAGCATGCTCATAGCGCCGGCCGCGCCTCTGACAGCCGACCCGTAGGTCGTGAAGGCCCCTGAGGCCCCTGCGGCTGCCCGACCTGCTTGGGTCGTCGCTGCCGCTGACTGACTGTTTGCCACTGCATTAGTGCTGGCAGCCTTAGCCGCTGAATACTGCGCACCTAGATTAGCATTCACCGCCCCGGTTGCTGCTTGATAAGCCACAGTCTGGGCATCATAGGCAACCGCGAGGCCCAAAGCCACAGCTTGGTTAGCTGCTTCTACCCGAGTCTGTTCAATTACGGCCCGAGTCAACCCGATTGTCCCTGCGGTTACCTGAGCCTCGGTCTCGAATAAATACCTCTCAACAGCCAGTTTTCGCTCAAGTGTGATTGTCGTAGCAGCAACTGCCTTTGCTTCTGCCCCCTGAAGATAGGCTAGTTCTGCTTCTATATTAAATAACTGAGTCTTTGATGCAACTGACTTGGCTGCCACAGCATTTTCCATCTCTCTGGCACGAATCGATGCTGCGGTAGCCACATTCATCTTGACCCTGGCATCAAATAATTCTCTCAGCCCCAGAGATTCAACTTTATTCTGAGCAGCATTCTTTGCCGAAGCAGCCCCAGCTGCTAACGCCGCCTTCGCTTGAGCTGCAGTGGCTACAGCTACTGCATCATATTCAACTGCCAGCCCGGCCGTTACCAGTGCTGCCAAACGTTGTGAATCTGTTAACTGAGCTTCAGCAATCACCAAAGATTTCATAGCCAAAACTTCACGAGCTATTGAAACAGTCGTGGCCTCAGCAATGGCGAGCTCAGCTTCTTTAACAGCCACAACCTTAGCGGAGGCCAGGGCAGTCCCATCGAGTAACGCAATAGTCTTGGCCCGGAGTGCCGCAGCTTTACTCATCTGGGAACTCAGGTTCCCCAACGCGATGGTCTCAGCCTTCTGGTTAAGAATTAACTCTAACTGGGTTGAGAGAACCCCATCAAGAGATTTTTTGTATGAAAAACCGTCAACTGTGAGCTTTTTGAATTCTGATCGGAGTGCTGCTGATTCTCGGGTAGCTTTTTGAACCTGAGTCAAATACTCAGAAAACCCGGCTCCTCCAGCTTGGAGCATCTTGAGTACCCCAGAAAACCCTGTCTGAAGAGCTTTTACTTGCTGAAGAAATTCGGAAATAGTCTTGCTGCCGGCCTTGAAGCTGGCTGCGGTTTTATCCGTGATTTTACCAGTCTTCTGCAGACCAGCAGCAAGTTTGTCAATGTCCTGAAGGGCCCTCTGAGAAACGGAAACGCCGATATCTATCTGGCCCATGAATTACCGCCCAGGTTTCCGACCCTTGGTACTTGAAGAGTTCGGTACTTTTGTCGTTTTGCCTTTTCTTTCTGCCTTTTTTCTCTCAGCTTTGAGAAAAGTGCTGTCCAACTCCTGCATGATGTCAATAAAGAACTCCATTGGTTCTTTACTGACTGCTTCATTGTAGGCAATAATAGAAGGCAAGTCAAGCGGATTAGCCCCTGACATACCATAAGTTCTTGATTGGTGAAGCCTGGAAAAGTCCAGTACCAGTGAAATGTGCCACCACTCCACTGTTGGACGGTTTCGAAGTGCTTGAGGAATGCTGCCGGATTTGGCAACATTCTCAAGCACGGCTATATGTTCCCCCCACTCAACAGACCAATCAATGTAGGGGATTAGGGCTTTTTTACTTCGGCCACGTCGTCAGTTGGGCGATAGTTGCTGGGCTCCTGAGCGAACTCGACCACGGCAGAACGCAGAGCCGGATACTCAAGCATCAGCTTGGTGGCGTTCTCGACGTTGAACTCCAGCTTCTTGCCTTTGTTCGAAATCCCGCTCCAGCCGATCAGCACGGTTCGGGCCAGTACCTCAGCCATCAGCTTCTGGGAAAGTTCTTCGGCTTCCGGCGTCTTCATCTTGAGGACCTTTTCCCACCGACGATACTCCTGGCCCAGTTGCCGCTCGTAATCCGGATTGGGTATCCGGCGCACCAGAAAGAACTGCTCCCCCTTGACGTCGAGAATCATCTTCACGCCGTCCTCAGCCATCTTCTTGTCAAAACCGAATACCTTGTCGATGTCCAGCATAATTAGTTCTCCTGTAGAAGGTTTAAAGTTATTTTAAAGATACCCTAAGAAACTTGCAATATCAAGCAGAATCGTATATAAGAAGATCATTAGGTTATTAACTTTTACTGAAGAGGTACAACGTGGCGATTAAGAAAGGCAACAAGATGCTGCAGATTACCCTGACTCCGTTCCATCTGAGAAAACTGGCAATGATCCGCAGCAAGTCAGGCTTGAATAACTCCGCAGTGATCCAGAGACTGATCGAAGGGCACGATTTGTTCGGGAAGATGGCCGAAGAAAAACCCCAAGAGGACTGACGTCCTCTTGGGGTTACACTGAGGTTGGCTGTTAGGAAGCACTTGGGCTGGAAGAAGCGCTCGAAGAGGCACTGGAGCTTGGGCTCGAAGAGACCGAGGAGCTCGGGCTGGCGCTGGCAACACTGCTCGGACCGGTGTCACCAAAGCGATCGATACTAATCATCGCGTTGGAGACCGTGTCAATCGTTGCCGTCAGGCCCAAGTTCATGATAACGTCGGTGTTGATCCCGCCGGCCACAATCTCGGAGCTGGTCAATTTCGCCCGATCGATGTTGAAGGCATAACCCTTTCCATTCGCATCGGACACAGCGATCGAGAACGACAGCGACTGGTTCAACAGCATCTTGTCGTAGACAGATGCCGAGGAGTCCGCGCCGAAGAAGATGTTGAGGTTGGCTGTGATCTCAAAGGTGCCTTGGATCAGGTCAGAGAACCCGAGCCCGCTACCCAGACACCGAATGCCTCGGAGCCCGGTCCCGATGTTCAGAGAAAAAGACTCAGCACAAGACTCCCCGAGAGAAGCCCCATCCAGAAGAACCGTAGTTCCCTGCACAGAGTTCATAACCGGCGAAGTCGTCGCTGCAACAACCGAACCCAGCCCGGACGGAAACATCGTGTCAGTGTCCCGCTCGCTGGTCTGTCCGAGGAAGTTCAGCGAACCAGTCAGCATCGACCCTGTCGAGAAGTCAAAGCTGGCGGACTCAACGCCACAACTGGTGTACATAAAGTGCTGGTCAACGTCAGTGAACTCTTTCTCGATCGAGAACGTCCGCAGATCAGCAACCCCATTCTTCAACCTGGATGAAGAGATGGTTGTCATATGGGCAGTGGCATCCGTGGTGACCGTCTTGACCGCAGTCTCGAAGATCAGTTTATTCGCCGTCGCCGCGGTAGACGTCGACGCCCGGTAAATACCCACGTTTGCAGCAGTCCGTGCGGAAGCGATCCGGACCCACTGCCCCTTGGAGATCAAGGTGTGAGGGATATCCCCGGCCACAGAGTTGATGCTGTTATCCACCGAGGAAAGCGTAGCATCCGAGATCTCGGCAGTGCTATCCGTTCCAATCGTGGTAAAAGTTCCGGCGAGCAGCGCTTCAAGAAATGGGTCGTAAGTTTCAAACGACATCTCGAAGTTTAGCGCTCCACCAACCTGGCCGCCAGTCAGAATACTGTCAGGAGTCATCCGGTCATCGCGGAGCTCCTGGCTGGCGGCGGACTCGATGCTCTGGTTTAAGGATTCACCAGTAACCCTGAGCTCAGTCGGGTTCCCAGTAGGAGTCGTCCCGCGGACGGTTTCCTCGAGATACCGGATTTGAGCAGCACTTGCAGAAGCAGGCATAAGACCCTCCGTTAATTGTATTTTTCAAAAGTGAATGGCAACACGTTTCGTACCGTGTGCCAAGCCGGATAACTCACCCCTGGCAATGGGACAAGCTCTCTGAAGGTGATGTCATCGAGCACCTCCAAAGAGAAATTGGTATCCAAAAAATCAGTGTACTGCGTCTGCCACTTCGTCCCGTCTCCGGTCCGAACATTGGCAACGACATACAGCCACCCACTCACCCGGGTGAAGTTACTCCCCAGGCACAACTGCCGCTGGTTGTTGATCGCCAGTTCGACCTTGACCCAGGGATCGACCTGAGTCTCGATGTCGACCTTGGGCTTATTCGGGTAATCGACCAAGGTCGTCGGATACGCGGCATCATGTGCCGTCTTGAAGAGGTCGATGATTGTCTCCCGCAACTCTTCAAAGGTCATGCCGCACCTACCCCGAGAAAATCAGTGTTGGCGTAGTAGTTCCACTCCGATTCCGTGTTGGCCACCGCGGCGTCAACCCGCATCATAAACTGCTCAACAAACCCAGGGCTGTGGCCAAACTGTGACCGCAGTTTGACCCGGCCCTCATTCACGTCCATGGCGTAGTCCACGCCGTTGGCCACCTGAATCGTCCAACCGTGGGCCTCGAACCGGTCCTTGAACGAGTGTGACTTCCCGTGGGCATTGGACAGCGCTTCCATCACCGCCGGCAGGTCCCCCTTCTGATAAGGATTGTCCGGGAACGGGAAGTTTCCGGAGACCCTAAAACTCGACCGGTTCACGGTCATGTTCCACGATGCCGCCATCGTCCCGGAATACTGCGGGGTCTCCAGCACAAGCTTGACAAAAGCCTCTTCGACGATCCCGGCAAAGACCCTGCCCAGTTTCATTTCCATTGCCTTCAACTCACGCTTTACCTGAGCGCTGAAGTCCGCCGTTATGGTCAGGTTGACGCCGCCCATCTCTCTACCTGCAGTGAAGGATCCAGTACGTCGAGCCGTCACGGACCGCCAGAACATTCCGGCTGCCGACCGTGTCCCCGGCCTTGGCCACGTCAACGGCCGTCTTCAGAACCGAGATCGTCTTGTCACCCGGTTCCACCTTCTCAAACGCCGGGTAAGTGAACAGAAAGTTGAACCTTGTCGGCTCGATGAACACCGTTACTCCCGTAATCACTGTTGACGGATACGTGTCCGTCGCTGAGTCGTAGACAGTGCCCTTCTTCGTGTAGGTGACCGTGGTCAGCGGCGAGTCCAGTTTGACTGCCTCGCACATACCAAACCCGGCGCCGTCGATCGACGAAGCCACCTTCACCCGAAAATAGTCATTGCCAAACTTGATGATACTGTCGTTGGCGATCGTGTCATACGACGAGAAATACACTTCGTGGCCGGCATAAAACAGCGAGGACTCCTCTTCCAGCGGGATCCGCCGGACATACATCAGAAACATGAAGATGTCAGTAGAGAATCCGGAGCCAGCCAGGTGCGTTCCAACGTTCCCGACCCTGGCCTGGGTTTCTACCGGGATCATTGGGTATTTCTTCCTGATAACTGTGTCCTGCCAGTAGTCCTCGTTGAGGCTCCCGACGACATAGTTCCTACCGGAGTCGACCATCTTGATGACCCTACGGGAGGGGATCGTCACATCCGGCGCCACTGATAAGACTCTCCGCGGAGTGGCCGGGCCTGACCGGGTGCTCTCGGCAAACGGCCCTACCTGGCCGTAGAACGTCGCCGAACCGAAGTAGTCCTTAAAAATTTCCTTGTCAAAGAACTTGGCAGCATCCCTGAGATCCATCTCAGCCCTTACTCGTAAGCGACGCCGGTCACGACGTCGATCGCCGGGACCACCGTCCCGAGGTAGCTCTTGTCCGCCTGGGAAGTTCCAAACAGTTCCTGAATCTTTCGCTTCAGATCGGACTTTCGATAATTGGCATCTGCAACCACTGCCTCGAAAGTCCGCTCGGAAGAAAAACGAGTCATCGAAGCTTTCCCGTCGGAAATCGACTTCGGCGCCAAGAGCGAGACTGTCCCAGCGACGTTTGCAGCAACCGTGTAGGTGGCGAAGGTCTTGATGTAGCTCAACAGCAGGCTCTGGTTTGTCGTCGGCTGCGCCACCGGGGCTGTCGAAGCCGAAGCACTCGGACTTGCCGAAACCGAGGCGCTGGGGCTGGCGCTGTTCGACTCGCTCGGGCTCGCAGAAACAGACGAGCTTGGGCTCGCTGAAACTGAGGAACTCGGGCTGCTGCTCGGGTTAATTAGTGCCGAAAGGTAAGCAAAATGCCCTGCCAGATCCCGCTCTACAGTGTCCGGCGCCAGGGTGCCGCTGATCCCTGACAACTCCTGAAAAAGGAACTCTCCATAGATCCCCAGTGCCAGTTGAGTGTCGGTCAACTCCAAGGCGGACACGCCCAGGACTGCCCTGACTTCCGCATAGCTGGTGTAGGTCGTGATCAACATGGAGAGTTCCTTGAAATCAGTTAAACTTCAACGATATAGCCAGCCTTAATCTGGCACTCAAGCCAGTTGTCAAGCTCCAGCACAACGCCATCACCGCCCAGAGGAATTGCCTTGTTCTGGAACGGGTGATAGTAGGAAAACTTCTTGCCGACAAACCGCCGGACCTCGCTTTTGCCCTTCTTCACTGCCTTTTCAACCGGGGCCTCTTCAACCTCAACCGGAGAAGCTTCAGGCTCGACCTTGGGGTCCGCGTTTTTCTTAATCAATGCCATCGTAGGATCTCCTCAGTAAAGGGGCCCAGTTACCCGGGCCCCTTCAGGTTTTGGATTAGGTCAAGGTCAGACTCAGCACCGAGAAGGCGTCGTCAAACATCCTCTCGTACATGTTGCCAAAGTCAAACCGCAGGCCCTGGCCCTTCCGCAGTGCGAATCGCTCCATGGCCGCATACTCGGCTGAGGAGTTCACGAACTTGTGAATGGCATAAGCACTGTGGATGCCCATGATGGTGTTGGCCGTCCAGCCCCAGTCGGAAGGAACGATGAACATCTTCACATTCTTCACCAGCTGCGGGAAGGCTATGTTGAAGATGGTGTCGATCCGCGGGCTGTTCGGGTCATCCCCAGTGATGGTGGGCTTGCCGGTCCGGTTCTCGATCGCCAGGGCGCCGGCCAGGTCAGTGAAGACCCAATCGATCTGACGGGACTGCAAGTTGGTGTAGAGCCACTGCACCCAGGCAGACTGAGTCAGTGCCCCGGCAGCGACGATAGTCGAGTCCAGGGTATTGGCTTTGACCTGAGACAGGGCCGACTGCCCGTTGTCGACGTCACCGCTGAGCATGTCGATGAGAGCCTCGCCCGCCATCGCATAGCCTTCGACTTCCGTCTGCCGGCGCAGGGCCAGCCCAACCAGATCCAGGGTGGTCGACTGCAGGGCCTCATCAGAGACCTCGAGGCCGATCGACCGGGTCGGGATCTTCTTGGTGACGTCGGACGCGGTGATGGACAACATCGCCGGCGGCCGGGTCAGCTGGGAAATGACCTGAGAACGGGAGTCCTGCGGGCCATCCTTGCCGGCGTAGTTGATCACCGGACGCTCAATACGAGCATTGGGCACGGTGGTGGTCAGGGCCACGGTCTGGTCAAATGCCGAGATGACCGAGGTGCGGTCAACCGCCATTGCGTTCTCGATGTACTCGAGAATTGCGGCCGGGAACAGGATGCGTGACTGTACCGGGTTGGTGTTGCCGGTGATGCCGGCAGCGTCAACGTTGACCGGGCCGTCGAGAACGACACGGAGCGGAGCGCTGTTAACGCCCAGGGATTTGTCCTGCTTGAACTGCAGGCCGGCCGAGGCGCACATCTGCACGAAGGTATCGTGCTTGGCTCCGTTCTCAGTCGGGAACTCGCTGTTGATGTACTGCCGTACCGTCATGTTCTTATCCATGGCCGCCCGGTACAGGCTGGGGCCGAAGGACGCCTCCTGACGAAGCCCTGCAGCATCAGTAAAGTATACCTTTGTCTTGTCCATTTTTCCCTCCAGTGGGTTACTGTTTTTCGATGATGCAGGTGGTGTCGCCGGACTGTCCTGTCCCGGAGATTACGCGCCAGACTTTACGGGTTGCAGTTACGTGAGTGTGAGTAGAGACCACCCCGAGACCATTGGTCGGGGCCACAGTCCGAGCAGCGTTGGCCGCGGCTTCGACGATGGTGCCGACGGCAGAAGCGCCGTCCAGTTCCACTCGACGCCGACCGCCCAGCTGCACGGTACCTACGGCATAACCGTCAGCAGTGTAGGACTCGACAGAGGCCAGAAAGCCATCAATCTGATCGCCATCGGCGCACAGACCATAGGTGTCAGCCGCGGTCAGCTTTACCGGTTTGCCAATGTCATTGCCGTTCAGGTCACCAGAGGCTGCAACAGTCCCGGTCCCGAGCTTGGCGGTTGTCAGGTCGCGTTCATCGACCATCGCTTTGAAAGTAAACTTTGCCATGATTCAACTCCTCCTGGGAATTAAGTGTTTATTACAGCCCGACGGACTTGCAACGAGCGTCGTCGATGTTCGTGACTTTGGCAGCCTTGGCCTTGTTGGGATCGGGATTATCCGCCCCGCCGGTCAGGCCCCCGGGTTTGAAGGTCTTGTTGAAGTGCTCACAAGTCGCCTCATACTGCTTGATCAGCGCTCCCTCGTCCATTGCCGACAGATCGGTCCGGGTCATGCCCAGGGCGACGTGCATCCGGTTAATGGCTTCAGAAACGATGGTCTTCAGCTTGGGTAGAACCTCTTCGGTCTTGGCCTGCTTCGCTTTGAGTTCCTTGTTTTCGACCGTGAGGTCAGTGATTTTGTCGGAAGCCTTCGCGAGCTGGGACTCGAGATAGGTTGCTACCGACTCGCCTTCAGCCTTGGGAGCGGGGGTATTCTCGGCGCCTGCAGCGGCTTCCGCGTCGGCTTTGGCTTTCGCCTCCGCTTCTTCGGCAGCCTTAGCGGTGGCTTCAGCCTCGGCCTTGGCAATAGCCTCGGCGTCGGGTTCCGTTCCTCCGCCGGCAAGCTCGAGATCCTCCAGCTTGGCACCGGAGGCTGCCGCCGCCGCTACCTGTTCTGCTGTAAAACCTTTCTTCATAATGTTTGAACCTCCATTGGATTCACGTTGGTTAACAATATGGGTCAAGACGTCGTCAAACGTCATGACCTTGTCCACAAGCCCCATTGCCAAGGCTTTATCCGCTACATACTCCGACCCGTCAAACGTGTCGGCGTTGACCTGCGGCCGATGCGAAAGCACATGCCGCTTAAACAGGGTGAACAGGTCGTCGACCTGGCCCTGGAGGTACTTTTTGTCATCGGCGGAAAGGTCTTTTTCGGACGACCCTACTTGCTTTTTCTCGCCGGATTTGATCTTGGTGACCTTGATCCCAGCATTCTCGTAGGCCTTTTCGTAGGACGTATGGGTAATGACGACCCCAATCGAACCCACGAATGCAGTCTCGGAAGCGTATATCTTCCGAGTCGCCGACCCTACCCAATAGCCCGCGGACAGAAGTCCGCCGGCAACGTAGGTGTCGACCGGCTTGATGGTCTTGATCTTGTCCAAGAGCCCGGACAGTTCCCCCAGCCCATTCACTTGCCCGCCCGGGGTGTCGGCGTCGATGAGGATGCTCTCGACTTCGTCATCCATAACCGCTTCGACGAACTGGGCCCGGAGATCTTCATAGGACATCGCCCCCATCCACCTCGACATCCAGGTCGTTCTTGCTACCAACGGCCCCTTCATCTCGATAATGGCAACCCCGTCGTGGACCTGGTACGGGCGCTCTCTCTTCTCGTCGGCCCCGGCCTGCTGAAGGGAATACGCCGCAAGGGCCTCACTGTCACCCTGCAATTCGAAGATCCGGTTCTCTAGGCTGAGGAGGTCCTGTTCCGAACCCTCGGCTATCAGGCAGATCTTGCGGCGTAAGAGGTGTTTTTTGTCCACGATTATCTCCCCTGCTGCCCGCCGGTGCGCTTGTTCCCGGTCGGGGCGTTGGATTTGGTGTCTTTCTGGCTCTTGGTCGCGGTCACGCCGTCACCGGAGACAGAGGTATTGGAATATGGATTCTCCACCTCAGCCTTCTTCTCGAAGAACCCGGTCCCGGACAGTGGCGTAAACTGTCCTGACGGGAGCTTGCCGGTAAGGTTGATCGAGGCTTCTTCGTCGGAAACAAACCCGAGACTGAGCCGCTCCAGGACCGTGCTTTGTTTCATGGACTCGAATGTGGCCAACTCCGACTTCGGCCGCAGTTCCGGGTCCGCATATTTGAAGTGGCAGTAGACGTCGAACCCGGCAAGACGTGCTGCCAAGGTGAATTTCTTTGAGTAATGGGTGTTCAGTTTCTCTTGAATGCCCTCGACATACCGCAGATAGAGCATTGATTCTGTGGAAGCTACGCTCTGGGACTCGCCCCGACCCAAGACGCTGGGCAGGGTCTTGACGCCGGCGGCGACGTTGGCGTCGATGAGGTTCTTGTAGGCTTCAATGTTCTCGTGAAAGCTGATGTTGCCGGCAGAGTGGTGCTCCACGGTCAGGATGTCGAAGAAGACCAAGGCGTCTTCAGGGTTCAGGCTGTTGAGTTTGTTCTCGAGGTCTGTGATCAGGTTGTCCATGTAGGCCTTGAGCTTGGTCTCGTCGTAACGGACGGCTGCCGGCAGGGACTCTTGAAATTCTTTGGTCTGGATCGTGGCCTTGATCCTGGGCAACGCGGCCTTTCTAAACGCCCGCCGCAGGTCGTTTTTGAATTCCTCATTGGCAAGCACTGGTTGCACGGCCGACGTCATGGGGGATATTGCGTAGGCTTCGTCAAGGTCCTGGTCAAGCGAGGTGTAGAAGAACAACGGCGAATCCAACGACAATTTGTTGTCGGCGCCTCCGGTGTTCAATTGGAGATACGGCACCGCTCTGTTGCCTTTATTCTCGAACTTGAGATCTTTTACGGAGATTGCCCGGATGTGGGAGGCGTCCCGGGACTGGGAGAGGACCAGTTCACTCGACATAGCTCCGTAGGTCACAAGTTGGCGAAGTAAAGACTCGGACGTTGACCTCAGGTCTGTTTGGGTGTGGAATCCGTCATAATCAGGAGGGAGACAGTCAAACCGTGCGGCCAGGGCTTGCATATAGTTGGTGGCGTTGACGTCGACCTTGCCGTCGAAAGTAAACGCAGTGATTTGGTAGACGTCGGTAATGGCGAACCTGAGGAGCGAGTTGATCGCTTGGGACCAATCCGGCGACGCATACGACAACGACTTGATGACGTCGAGTTTGGTCGCGAGGTTGCGGTATTGAGTAAGGTCGACGTTGGTGACATCAGGGGTCGTGTTGTTGATGTCGGCGTTGCTTTTGGTGGTGGCAGAACGTAAATAGGATGGCAGCGCCAGCCCTTTGGTCTTTACTTTCTTAATCGACGTCAGCATCCCGCTGAAGGGGTTCTTGATCGCCACGTCGCAGTCTCTTCACTCCCAGATAGTTGCAGTAAAAGTACTGAACTTCTTCAGTACTTCAATGTACTCTTATCTAAGTGTAGAGGAATGCGGGTAAAAAGTCAAGCGCTGCAGTAACTTTTATTGCAATGTTACCAATGATGTCACACTTGCTTCTGCAATTTTACCTTATGAAGCAGAACTCGAGGCAGGATCGATGCGGTTGAAATGGTATCAATCAGTTTAAACGCGGCGACGCCGTAGTTGATTGCATGGAAAAAGTGATCTGCTCCCTTCTTACTCTTTACCCATCGATATCTCATCTCGGCGTATCTATGGTCCCGGATCCTGCGCATATCAAGGATGTGGTTAAGGACCTGGAGATCATAGGGACCTGATTTGAATTTGAGTTGTTCTGACTGCAGAAGGCCCGCGGTGTAGTCGAAAAAGGGATTTTTGTTGATGGTGATTTGCCTGACCTTGTAATCGGCGACACGGTTGGCAATTTTGTAGGGGTTGTTGTCGCCTTCTTCAGTCTCTTCAGTCTTCAACCAATAGAGTTCCGGCTTGGGCTGGACAGGAACAGTGTATAATGCGGACCAGACTTGCGGGTGGAGCGTGACTAATTTGTTGACCGTGTCCGTGTACGGCTGGCTATCCACGACCAAGGAAGCGACGTGGGCCGCGTTCACGCCGTGGAACACGTCCTGGACCTCTTCCGGGATCAACTCCAACGGAATTATCTCGGGCGAGTGGATGATGATGTGGTTGCTGGGCGTCATCGACAGCCTGATCAAGTGACAGAGCTTGCCCATGTCCAAGCCGATGACGTTGACCGAGTCCTGGGGCACTTCGATGTTCTCAAATCTGAGGAGGCTTCTGTCGATAGAGCTGTCTGAAGCCTTCACCGGCAGCCCCAAGGCCTGGTTCCTGAACTCGTTATTGTCAGAGTAAATGAAGCTGGAGCGGATTAAATCCGGCACCGTGATGAAGCCTGGGGCGTCAAAAGGGCTTAATTTGATACAAATTTTCCGCTCAATCGTTGATTTCTGGGGGGTTTCTATCACAAATTCACGATGTTTCGGGGCCAAACTGGGGATTTTTTGGCACTTTGGGCAGAATAAATAGGCTTCGTCGATGTTGATGTTGCCGTTGGCGTCGATCTCGGACTTTGTGAGAAGCTCCAAGGGCTGATCAAAGCCCGGCAGCCTGATGTTTTCGTAATAGTCAGGAAAGAAATGGTGCCCGCAGTGCTCACACTTGACGACGTTGCGATGGACCTCGGCGTCGTCGCTCTCACCATCAATTCCCAGGCCCTCATAGGTCGGTGTTGATATATAGATCCGCGGTTTGTGGACAGAGTGGGTTTGTCGGGAGCGGAAACCAGTCACGATATCCATTGAGCACCGATCCAGTTCATCAATACAAACAAGCTTGATCGGTCGGTTGATCAGTGAACTGGCGCCTGACTGCTCGCCGGCGCCCAGCGCGTACAAGATTGAGCCGTTTATAAACTGCTTGACCGATGACGAGTCCACTTTCGGGTCCGATAACTCTCGAAGTACTTTACTCGACCGAATAATCTGTGAGATTCGAGTCTTCATTACTTCTTGAGAAAAAGTTTGCGATGGCATGCCCAGGAGTGTGGCGAAGCCCGGTTCGATTCCCATCATCGACAGGATCATCCGGTGAAACACCTCTGAAACACCTAACTGCGAGCACTTGTAGAGCAAGAGGTTGATGTCGGGGTCGGCCTCGATCTTGCTGATAATATAGGGCTGGTACTCGTGGTTGACGTAGGAAAATCGCCTGACGCCAAGGTAGGTGTAGCGGGTGATATATTCGGAAATACTTGTTTTTGTTCTGGAGAGGCCAGCTGAAAGGCGTGTCAGATGCCGGGAGTAAAGATCCAACATTATTAATCAGTGTCCCGGCGTTCCAAGACAGAGAGTCGCCGTTCGTATTCTGCCATAAAATCAGTTATTTGCGTGTCTGACAGAAACTCCGGCAGCAAGTCGATCAGCGTTTGTTCCAGCAACTGCAATCTCGACATATTGATCACTTCCAACTGCGACTTCGTGATCTCTTTCAGGAGATTGTTCAACGCCGTCATTGCCGCCGCTCTTTGCGATAACGGACTCTCGCTATCCTCAGCGGCGTCATCGGCAAGGGCTTTGCATCGGTCGAGCTGGGTGTTGATTTCGGCGTTGATATCGACGTTCATATCGGCATTATATTAGGATTGGACGTTGGCGTCAAGGGGACGTTTCCTCTGACGTTGACGTTGACGTTGACGTAATTTTACATTACATTCTGCAGAAAAAGTTGTCAGGTTTAAGGGGGTGCCTCGTGCGCGTGCCTGGCCGGTGTCCTACGTTGTGGTCGGTATACGTCTTAACGTTATAAGGTTGTACGTCTTAACATTAAGTAATACGTCATCGTTCACGGTGACGTAGACTGTCACATTGACGTTTTTCGTCACAAAATAGTGACGTAGAGTGTCACTTCCCCCCGCTCCGAAAATTAAAAGTACACAAGATCAAGTACTTACGAACTGGCACGTTACTTGCTATGTATAGAGTGAAGGGAAGTCAATTAAAAGTACTTGACGTTCCCTGGTTAATCGAATAAAGTAAAGGTATCAGAAAGAGGATTACCATGACCAGCTCGACCAATCATAAGACACAAGCGGACAAGTGGCGACACTACTTGAACCCGCTTAATGTCCGCGCCTGGTTACGGCCACTCTTAGGTAAGTTCCTTGCGCGTATTGTCGCACAAGGTTATCAATCAATCTATAGTTTAACATTGGGAGCGTGAACAATGAACAACCTGTTATTAACTGCCGTGATGATTGCATCAATGCAACAAGGAATGACATTAACTGGTACGGCAACGGTTCGCCCCTGTCTCCCTCAAGCTGCAACCAACGTGGTGTGCTTGCAGGTCGGCACAGAGGTATGGGGGACCAGTAGCCAACAACACTACGAGATAGGCGACAAGGTAACAGTAACGTTTACCCTGCACCATGTAGAGTCCAATGATGGAGATACCTTCCGAGTGGAAGAAATCTCAATACCGTAACAGCCACCAAACAATCAGACAAAAGGAGAACCACAATGAAAAAGAAAGCAACAGCAACAGATCTGACCACAATCGACTGGTTGAACCACTTCAGCCGCACCGCCGCAAACCTAGTCAACAGAGAGGCCGTGACCGCCAGTAACAAGGCGCTGTCGGTTGAACGTGTCGCCATGGTCCAGGAATACGGAAAGGACCACGCCCGTCTCGTGGATCACCTGTCCCTGTCCATGGCGGTATTCACTGGAACAAAGGCCGCAAAGCAGTCCCTTAAACGGTCTCTTGGCCTTGCCATGGTCAAGGCCACCAATGAGACCTACAGCCTTCACTTCGCCGGGGATAACTGCACGGTCATCGCTTACACGGCACGGGTTGAGCGCGATAAACTGTCCGATGCATGGGACGTCCTTGGGGAGTCCGTGCCGGCTCATACCATTGATGAGATGAAGGCTATCCATGCCAAGGCCGCTGTTGCCCTCCGTGAAGCTACCAAAGAATTGCGAGCAAAGGCTGACAATATCGCCCACACTGAGAAGAAGGACCGGGCGAAGGCTATTCTTTCCCAGAAGGGCCTGGACGTGAACGAGGCTAACATTAACCTGTTGGTTGCGACAATGTAGCAAGTAGTTTTAAACTACCCGGCAGGGGAGCGGGGAGGGTGATTAATCACCCTCCCCGCTTTGCGTTTGGTCTACAGAAAAAGCCGCTGTAGAGCGTACGCAAAGCGGGGAGGGACGCCAGCAAGACGTCGGGCAGGACGTTAAAAATGCCCTAAGAAGGGACGTTTAGATATCCAAAAAGTAGCTTTAAACTACCAAAACGGGGGATAAAATGACCTGGAATTTACTGCAAACAAATTGGCCATTCAAGGATGAGAATATTAAGCAATCCAAACCTACCAAAGAACGATGGTTTGTCGATCATGCCGGGGTAACCACTTTCGAAGGGGATGAGCTGCAATGCAAAGCATATCGACGGCAACATGGAGGTATCGTCCGGCATTACGTTGGCGTTTCTGAAGAGTACCTGGCCCTCAAGAGAGATGAAACGCGGTACCAATGGACAGGTTCCGGTACCAAACAGACAATGCCACCGGACGATTCGCCCGGCGTTATTTGGATGAATGGAGGATGTTATAAACGACGTCGACGTAAAGAGGGGTAAATTTGACTTGTATTCAAAAAAGTAGGTCAGTGAATACCGTGGGCAGGGGGGAGGGCTAAAAATCCAACTGGAGTCAAATTAGACGTACGAATGGGGCTGTTGATGATGGCCTTGACCTTGACCTGCAGAAAGTTTCTCCTGGTTAGGGGAGCTGGAGCCCGCCCCCATGCCATAAAACCGCGATAGCCTACCTAAAACAACGTCCACAAGACGTCCAAATCAGCTCCAGGTCAACTTTCAGGCCTTTAGCCTACCTCAGATACCTTTTTAACCATTTTTTCATCTAAGAGCCAATTTTCACCCACTGTGTCAAAAATGACACACCCACTGTGTCAAGATTGCCACACTCAAAAATAAGTTCTAATAAAACCAGCTATTTCCGACAAACCTGAAAAGAAAAAAATTCACAACTAAATACCTGAAAGAACCTGTTTTTTGTGAAGATAAAAAATACGACTAAAATAACAAACGTTCTTTCAATGAGATAACTTTTGTAACATTCATTTTGTTGTGCTTAGAGTTGGAAATGGCTATCGCGAGGCAAAAAATTCACAAAAAGAATCCTTGAAAATTTCACCTCATGTGAGAAAGCATCCAACCATAGGCGACACCATTTTTCTTGTTATTTTTATTATCTGTGATATACTCAGAGGTATAGAACAACCTTTAACAATCCTGGAGGAAGCACCTATGGGACATCCGAGGCCACCTGTCATCGATCTCTCAGAATCTTACAATTTAAAACGCAAAGGTAGACCACCCAAAGACATCATTGGCCAAAAATTTGGCAAGCTCACTGTTGAAAAATACCTCGGAAAAAGTACCTGGTTGGTTACATGTGAGTGCGGACTTTCAAAACCGTTTCCAGTTCTGAAACATAATTTGACCGCTGGAAAGCCAAAAAGTTGTGGATGCCTATACCACCCAGAGTGGATCCAGAACCAAAAAGAATACGACGAAAACTTCAAACTTGGGATCAAATATAATTTCTGGACTCAGGTCCATCGTCAGGGCAAGAAATTTGTCGGGCGTTGCCTTTGTGGCAAGCAGTTTAAAACTACCACAAACAACCCCCATTCCGTGCTGTCCTGTGGATGCATTTCTCCAGGAAAGCCCTGGCCAAAAGAACTTTTCGGTACGGCAAAATATAGACATGAAATGTTCCACGTCTGGACCAACATAAAAAAGAAAGCAAAACAAGGAAAACTTCCTATTGATAAACTCTGGGCAGAAGATTTTGTCTGGTTCCTGGGTTGGGTCTTTTCAGAACCCAATTACAAAGAGGTGTTTGACCCAGCTTATTTAGGTCAGAAATATGTGATCAGAAAAGACTGCAATCAAGGATTTTCACCAGCAAATTGTCACCTCTCATTGTACCGAGGTAACGCCGGGAGAAGAAAGAAAATCAAAACTCTGACTTGAACCAGAACTTGAATAACGTCAAAATTCTGCACACTGGGACCGCATGGATAAGGAAGAAGCCCTCTTGGAATCATTGAAAATCTGGAAAGAAATGGCCAGCACGGCAGCCCAGGAAAAACCTTCTTGGGCTGCCATTTACTGCAACTCCTGCCCCGCTTGTGAATTTGTCCTGGAACATTATCCCGAAGTTGACCTTGGTTCGAATCAAAAACACTGCGACTGCGACGTCATCTGCCCCATGAGGTCCATATGGGATCCGCCATTCCCACCACGTCAACGTCCCCAACGATACCATTCCAAAGGGTGCTGGGGAAATAAATGGCGGTCCCCGTATTATCGTTATGCCCATGCCAAAACGGATAACGAACGGAAACTCGCCGCGGAAGAAATTATTTCAGGGATCATCCGCATAATTGATAGCTATTGAGGATTAAATATGGAACTAAAAGAAGCTCTGGAATTGAGTCTTAAACTGTGGAATGAGTTGATGATTACCAAACGTCTGACTGTACCTGATTGGGCTGCAGTATATTTTAAAGGTAATCCCGCATGCCATTACGTCTACAGCTTGGGCCGGCCCGTGCACAAGAACCACCTCAACGACTACGTCTGCGGCAAGGTCTGCCCGTTAAAGACAATTTGGACAACGAATAAAGGTTGTATGGGGCCGGGGTCGCCTTATGCATACTGGCGGAAGATTGCCGTGACAACTTCAGACAAAAAATATTACGCACAAGAAATCCGTGACGGAATTCAACGTCTTCTCGACGAATTAGATGAACTGGAGGACCGCTGATGTTTTGCGAACACGACTGGAAACTCATTTCAGAAACCATTACAGAGTCTAAACTTGAACGATTAAAGAAGATCATAGGCATTACTCCAGGAGAAACTATTCCTTATTACTTTCTAGATCAGAAAGTAATCCAAAATTTAACCTGTACAAAATGTGGAAAACTCAAGCATTTTGTAGAGGTAGTCTAAAACTACTTTAAAGGAGATCAAAAAATGACACTCAAAGAAGCTTTGAAAGCATGCGTGGATCTGTGGGCGGAACTCGCCAAAACTGGCAACCAGAGGAAGCCAGCAGGCGCAGACCAATATCTTTTTGGTTGTCCAATGTGCAGTTATGTCAAGGAAAGTTATGGTGAAGTTGGGTATGACCAGGCAGACGTCGCCGTCTGCGCCGACGTCTGCCCCATGAAAGAAGTTTGGGGTAACAGCAACGGCTGCCTGGGAGAGGGATCTCCATATCGAGCTTGGGCCTGGGACCATCTTGATAGAGAGCACTTGAAACTCAAAGCGGCTGAGATCCGCGATGGGGCTCAACGTCTTCTTGACGCCTTGTAATAAACCAAATCAGAAAAAGGAGAACGTCCACATGGGAACTTTAATAAAATTCCCGTCCAAAGAACATCGGGAAGCCAGGGCATTCAGAAGGGCATACAAACCGGAAGATCCCAAAATCAAAACCGAGGAGAAAATCCGGCAAGCCGTTGAATTCAGCAAGAGGAGGCAGCTAAGTCATGAGAATCATTATTAGTTTGGTCTTGGGAGTGTCATTGGCGGTAGTTTTAAACTACCTCGAGCCCGACGTCAACGCCGACGTCAACGTCAACGCCTACGTCTGCGACGACGGAGACGTCAAGTACGTTGCCGGGAACTTTAACTTGGAGGAGGTCTGTAAATGACCAAAGAAGAAACAGTCCCCTGTACTTGGTGTGGAAAGCCAACAACAATGCTCGGGACAAAGCTCTGTGACCGATGCTGGGAACTGGAAACCAGAATTCACCATGACCCCAAGCTCGCTAAACGGATGTTGACTGCGATCCAAAGAAACGAGGCAGAAAAATGCTATGCAAAGGGGGCCCAAATATGAACTGGAATTCAAACGAGAAAGACAGCGTGCTGATCAAAAAGACCGCGGCCCGGGCCGCGGAAATGTTCGAAGGCTATGAGGTCTTCGACTCCATTATGGACGTCACCGCATGCCACATGAACGGTTGCCCGTTGGACCTGGAGAAGCTCCTGAATGCCGACGACTTCAACTTCATCCACGACATCACAGGCATCAACCGCTACCTCGACCATGTTACCGGCGAGTTGGGGAACTGCTTCGTGCCGAGGTTTGCAAAGAAAGAGTAGTTTAAAACTACCCTAAAATCAGTCAGATAAAAAGGAGAATCAAAATGGAAAAGCAACGTCAAGTTTGTGCAGTGCAATACTTCGAGGACAAGAAAAAGCGCCCGGTCAAGGCCGTCACCACGTTTAGACCTGAGGGCCGGCGAGTCGTCGAATTCCAAGTCTTTTCAGTATCCGGAACTGGGAGGAGGGCCAGGGCATGAACCCAATCGAAACCATTGACTACCGAAATCACAAGATCAAGATTTTTCAAGATGAAGACGCCCAGAACCCGATCACTGAAGACGACCAGCCCGCGGGGACGTTGTTCTTCACGTCGACGAGAAGGGATCACAACAGATACTGGCTTAGAGGGGAGGAGCCGGAGTGTGGTATTAACCAGTTTCTGATTCGTTTTGCTAACAACGAAGAATCTGACCACGAATTTGAAAAGATTCACTACTGGCTTCCGATCTACAAGTTTGAACACGGCGGCGTCGCTTACCGGAACGAGCCCTTCAATGACCCCTGGGACTCGGGGCTGGTAGGCATGGTAGCGATTCCGAAATCGACGGCGAAACAGGAATGGGCAAAGGATCCACGGCAGGGAGCTTTGAACTACTTGGAGTCCCTTACCGAGCAGTTCTCCGCCTGGGCCAACGGTGACTGCTACGGCTACGTCGCTGAAGACGTCGACGGCGAGGATATTGATTCCTGCTGGGGCTACGTCGGTGACATGGACTATGTCATTTCCGAAGCCAAGAGTGCCGTTGATTATCACGTCGAACACGCTGATCCTCACGAGCTTAAGGTCAAAGAGTGGCGCCGGCAAGTTGCGGCTAAATTGACGCTGGCGGGGTTTGGAGAATGGTTAAAACTGACAATCTGAGGGAGGTCTGAAATGGGCGACTTGACAAAGACAGAGATTTTGACAGCTCTCAACGCTCTCAATTGCTATGAGAAAGAGGTCGAGAAGAGGGCATTCAATAAGACTCATTCTCGTCGTGATCGAGAGACAATAACTGAAATTCAGGATCTGAGAAGAAAACTCTCTGACGATTATGTTCTGGGTAAGCAACCTGAGAAGGATAAATCATGAACAAATCCAATGTATTAAGGCTGTCCCTGTGGCAAACGTCAGACGGCCGGCAATTCCAATTCAAAGAGGCTGCTGATCAGCACCAGGCCGTGCTCGATTTCGACGGCTGGTACGCCGACCATCAAATTAAGGGCGCCAAAGGGGTGGCAGAGGTGCTTCTTTGGCTCAGGAACAACGCCGGGGACCTGGACAAGGTCTTGCAGGCCTTTTTGAAAGCGAGGAAGGTATGAAGCTCTACCGACGTCAGCATGAAAACAAAATCCAGCTCGCGGTCAGGATCCTGGCCCAGTGGTATGACCGGCCGCAGCTTTGGATGAGTGAGCGGTGGATCGAAGCCGGCGCCGTGATGGTTGCCGTGATGAATGCAAGGAGGGCAAGGTATGAAACCAATTCCGACTGACAGACTCATCAAAATGCTGCGCTCTTGTGCTCGGCAGATGAAAAAGCCTTATGAAGAGCGTCATGAAGACTTCGAAGAAGACGCCGTTGCCTGGGCAATGGTTGAAGCTGCAAATCGACTCAGGAAATATCTCAACAAAGAAAAGAAGGTGACCAATGACCACCGTCAAAGATCTCAGCAACACTGAAAAGGTCGCACATACTCTGGTCAATAACCTGATGTTCGATCTGTATATGAAGGGCCTGCCTATAGCCTCTGGAATGTACCTCAAACAGGATCTGCATGCGACGGTTGCCCAATTTTTTGAGGCAGAGAAGAAAAGAAGAAACTGAAAAGTAGTCTAAAACTACCAGAAAAAGGAGGCAACAGTATGAAATACACAGTAATTTTACAACGTCCTGATTACGTCACGGACGACTTCGGATTCGACATCTATACCGCTTTCGTGGATGAAGCCAACATCAACTTCGCTGTAGCGGCGGCAAGAGACGAAGTTCGGAAGGTTGATGACTTTGAAGGCGACTCGAAAGACTACGCGGTCCTGATCATTTTCAAAGGCCACATCATGGCCGAACCTTATCCGTATGACGTGGGGTGACAACATGAACAATCTCACAAAGGCTTGCCAGGAATCCGGAGGGACCTTGATTGTAATCAAAAGCAGAAGGCTTATCCCGGGGCAAAACGGGGGTTGTGGTGCGCCGACCAACGTCGAGGGTACCAACGGGGGCAAAATGCCCTGCGGCTCATTCCTGACCAAGCTGGACGGTACGAAGGCACCATATTATTGCTGCCTCTGTAAACCGGCATGGAGGAATCATCCATGAAGTCCCCAACAGAATCTGAAAAGGAAATTTTGAGGGAGGCCAAGGCCTACTTCGGGCGCCACTGGCGGGCGGACGTCCACGAAGCGTGGTTGAACGGGAATTACAGGGGGTTCCCAAAGGACTATGCGTTGCAGCGGATGCGCAACAACCCGGACCGGGAGTGGGTCTTGGAGAGGGTCAAAATTTAAACTCAGAAAGAGGAGGATTTTAGAATGGGGTATGAGTTGGAGAAATCACCGGATCGGGTGTATAAAATTTGGATTCATGTCGAATGCATTGATGAAGTTCGGGATATTTACGAAGACATCGGGATACCCATCCTTTACGGGGAGTACCCTACGGAAGAGGAGGCGATAGCCGCGGCGGAGGTCTTGGCCGGAAACGGGCAGCAAATCTTAGAGTAAAGGAGGACCAAAATGACGAAGACGCAGACAGCAAAATATCAGCCGGCGAGTGAACTTCGCTGGGCGTTGGAGGCCCTCAAAGGGCAGAAATTCACTTTGGATTGCGGTCATCATGTGACCTTCAACCAATCCTTAGGCAACAACCTCATCATTCATAACGGCAAGAGGCTCCAAATCATTTGCACGGAGTGTGGGTATTAAAATTTAAAACAGGAGGATCAAAATGATCACGTTAACACCAGCATATCAACGGGATTACAAGTCAAAGGCTGCGGTTCAGAAGGACTGGGATCTGAATAAAGATTTCATCATCACTGACATGTCCCATCGATATGTAGGCAAATATGCCAACAAAGCGGACTTGGCCAACGAATGCGCCGAGGTCCTGATCCGGTACGACGGCTTGCGCAAGATCGCAAAATTCAAAACAGGAGGATCAAAATGAAAATCGAGAAAATTATAGACGCCGACGGCAAGGTAGAGGTCAAGGTCGACGGCGAGAGTATCAATGCGGAGACGACCCGGAAGCTGACCGGCTGTCAGTGTGGGAACCTCTTTATTAATAATTACCAAGATAATTTCGTCTGGGGAGAGTTCTCAACTGTGATCCATTTCGGGCACTACCTTTCCTTTACTCCCCCGGTGGAAGAGATCGCAAAAGAGATCAGTTCCAGGGTCAACAAGGTCCGGGAATGGGTGAATTCCTGTAAGGCTACCGCTGGCAGCGTTGAGATTAAGGAACTCATCGACCTTGTCGCCGACCTCCACAATGCCGGCAGGATTTATTATCGGGCAACGAACGGTACAATCAAAAAATTGGAGTAATCAAATGAAAACTATTGTGATTATCAGTCTGCTTTTTCTGACCAGTTGCGTCAGTATGAACACGTCGATGGTCAACCCAAGAACCAATGATATGCAACCCTGCCATGCCTGGGGTTTTGGCTGGCTTGGAGCGCCACTGGCGCTGGCAGCCCACAGCAATTGTGTGAGTAATCTCAAAAAAGCCGGGTATGTGCCGGCTGAAGAAGCCAGGCTCCGGAGGTGACATCGTGGTCGGCATCTGCAGCCGTTGCTTGGAGCCTTGTGAGGTCGTTGTCGTCGACTTCGGCGTCGGGCCCTACGAATTTTGGGGCGCGACGGGATTTGATTCTAGACCTGAAGCAGTCTCCAATTGCTGTGAGGCTCCCGCCGTTGATGGGATGGGGTATCCAATAACAATTTCAGATTTAGATAATGAGTGAAATATTCTTGACTTCTTACTTAATAGGTGATACTTTATGAGTATGATAACTGAGGATTTAAAATTGACTTGCAAGAGGTGTGGACACAGGTGGTTTCCCCGGAAACTGGATGTCCGCATCTGTCCAAAATGCAAGAGTGCCTACTGGGACAAGGAGCGGAAGCGTGATTCAAGTACAACTCAAACTCAGGCCAAACGTAAAGCTTGAAAAAAGACTTGACGAATGGCTCTGGCACTTGACCGGGGTCTATAACTGGGCAGTGCGAAAGATCCAACTAGATGCTGATGATAAGATTTATCATTCACCCATGAATTTCCAGAATCTTTTGGCAGGCCATGCCAAAAAAGTTGGGGTTCCAGGGCATTGTATTCAGGGGGTGCTTTCCACTGTTCATGCAGCTTGGCAGCGGTGTTTCAGAAAACAGGGCGGCAGACCTAAACTCAAAGGACAGAGAAACAAGCTGGTGTCGATCCCTTTTCCTGATCCAATCCGATGCCCGGAGGGCAGCCACGTCAAGTTGCCGGTACTGGGCTTGGTCCGGTTCCACAAACAGTTCTTGCCCGAAGGGCGGATCAAATGTGGGCGACTCATAAAAAGGGCAAGCGGGTGGCATTTGTGTCTTTTTATTGATGCTGCCCCGAAAGAAATTGAGCGGGTTGGTTTTGGAAAAATCGGGATTGACCCCGGGTTTAAAAGCCTCTTGACATTCTCAACAGGGGAGAAAGTTGAGCACCCCAGAGAACTGGAAGCTTCAGCAAAACGACTGGCACAAGCGCAGCGGGGGAAGGATAAGAAACTCGTGGCAAGAATCCATGAACGAATTGCCAATCAACGGAAAGACCGGAATCACAAACTTTCCAGGAAACTTGTTGCTGAAAATACTGTGATCCGTTTCAGCAAAGATAACATTAAAGGGATTGCTAAGAAATTTGGAAAAAGCGTGACAAGTTCAGGTCACGGGCAGCTTCGTGCAATGCTTGCTTACAAGAGTAGCCATATCGGCGGTACGCAGTATGACGAGCCTGCTAGCAAAAATTCCACCAGGATCTGTTCAAATTGTGGGTGCCTGTCAGGACCTACAGGTTGGGCAGGACTGTCGGTAAGAAATTGGGTATGTCAAGAGTGTGGATCTCTGCATGATCGTGATCAGAATGCTGCGATCAACGTACTCAATTTTGGGGCTGGGACGGCCCTCGAAAGAGGCTTGTGTCAAATATGAGTCTCGTCCGGAATCCCCAAGGTTGCTGGTGGGGAGGTTCAAGCTTGGAACGATTATACGGACGGGTTGTGTAAGGACGGTGAGATCAGCGAGTGGGCCTATGAAAATTGGGACAATCCGTATTAAAATCAGAAACTTAGAGGAGGTCAGCGATGCACACAATGAAAGCAAAATTCACAGCCAAAGAACTTCATAATGTGAAGCCTGGTTACGACAAGAAAGAGGTCGTGGCCTCGTTCAACGCCGTGGTCTGTAAAGACGGCGAGATCCACAACCCGGTGTCAGCCACTTGTTATATGGGTCGGAGTTTAAATTCAAGTACGGTCTACTGCAACGTCTGGATCCACGGCAAGGTCAAGGATGACTGGTTGTCGTTGTCAGGGTCGGGCCAGGCTGGTGGCTACGGGTACCACAGAGTCAGTGCGGCAGTCGGAATGGCTCTGAGGTCGGCCGGCGTGGAGCTGTACGGTACTCCTTACACCAACGGTGAGGAGAAAAAGGTCAACATGAACAAGAAGTGCAGTATCCATGGCGTCGGGGATTCCGCGGTGGAAGCTGCGTTCAAGGCCATTTGCCGGGCGATGGGTTATCGCGGGAAAGTGAAAATAATCAGGTAAAATCAACAACATAAAGGAGATCAGCTATGTGGGCAAAACCGACGAAAAAAGATTTGAAATCGATTCCGGCGCTGTACTCGACCGAGGGCGTCAAAACCGGAGACAAGATCGTCCACGGCCACTTCTTCGTGGGATATGAAAACGAGCTTGGGCTGTATCACAGGGTCCAGGACCTTGAGAACAAGAACCGTTTCCTGCAGGAGTCCGTGACTCGGCTGCAGGAGGCATGTTCGCAATACGAAACGGACCTGGACGAGGCCCGGAACCTGGCCGAGATCTACAAGGAGGAGCGGGACGAGTCCCTAGCTATTACTGAATTTAATCTGGAGCAGGCCCGGCAGGAAGCCCGGGATCTTCGGTCGGAAGTTTCTCGGTTGAGGGATTCACGGAAACGAATGGCGAAGATGATCTTTGACCTCAAAAAGATTATTTCTGCGCAGGAATACCGGGACAAGATCCAAGTTGCTACCGGGCCCGAGGGTGTCGTCTCCGTTGACGTCAACGGCGACGTTGTTATCAAGATTAACTTTAAATAGGAGGTCTGATGAACCAAAAATTCACAGTCGTCTTGATGCACAGGGTTAAGGGGCCGTTGACGTTCTGCGTCCAGGCCCAGTCCCCGAAGGAAGCGGCTAAACAAGCAATTGACAAGATCACCGGGGATAAGGACCTGGTCGACACTGTCGCAGGGGTCTTTATTGGCTGGCATATCAACAAATTTTTTGGGGAGGTTTGAGATGTTTAAAATTGATAAAGGGGTCACTAAACCTGAGAGAGGTCGGGGACGTGGCCGACCTGATAAGTACCCTTGGAAAGCAATGAAGATTGGTGACTCGTTTTTTGTACCCACAGGCGAGGAGTTCAAAGGCATTAGAGGGGCAACCGCGGCGGCTACCAAGAGGCATGCTCCGAAAAGATTCAGTTCCCGTAAAGTAGATGGTGGCATCCGGGTCTGGCGAGATAAATGAAGGAGGTGTGACGTGGGAGAATTTGTTTCTGAGCAGGACCTGATCACCGAGTATGGGAATTGGGGAGAGCATCCGCAGTTTCCGCTTTGTGACTGGCAGTACGAGGTGAATAACAATGATACTCGGGCCGGCTATTGGCACTGGGTGTCGAACATGATCATGAATTCTGAGGGGTCTGAGTGGTATCGGAATTATTATCGGTGCCCGAAGTGTGTCACTGAATGGGAGGGTGAGTGGGATTGCATGTGCAATGACAGGTGCCCTCGGTGTGGTGCTGAGATTGAACCTTATTCAAGTGAAGAGATAGACAGAAACAGTTGACAAGAAGGTAACAAGACAGTAACATCAACGTAGAAAGTAAATCACTATTAACAGGAGAATCACTATGAACAGATGCTTTGCCGATTTGGCCAGAATCAAAGTCGAGATCAAGAAACTGGAAGAGCAAGCTGCCACGGCCCAGGCCAAGTGCATCAAGGATCACGGCACTCCGGGCAAGGTCGAGACCAAGTACGGGACCCTCATCTTCAACGAGCGCGAGAACTGGAAAGTCGTCGACAAGAACGCCGTCGTCGACGAGATGGGCAAGGATGAATTCATCGCCCGGGCGACGATTGCCTTCGGCAAGATCAAGGAGTTCGGCGGTGCGGCTTTGGTCACGGCTCTGGAATCGAAAGGCGCCGTGGAGCTGTCCGGTGTTTCCCAGTACTACAGCTTGAGGGAACCCAAGAAATAGCTGAAACGTGTGGGGCGGTGGCGTAATGGTAGCCGCGTTCGTGGCAGGGGGATGACTGCAGATCAAAATCCACGTTAAACCCTCTACGCAGGTTCGAATCCTGCTCGCCCCACCAATAACGTCAACGTCAAAAGGAGAATCAGACAGTGATAATTGATATCAAAGTAGACATCGATTGGCTTCGTGAAGATGGCAGTATTGACGATACAATCCGTGAAGCCGTTGTTTCCGGAGTGATCAACACAGTGAAGAAAGACGTCGCTGCTCAGATCGAAACCCGGGCTGCTGAAGAGATCAATCAGCGGGTTGACGTCTTGATTGACAGCTTGTGGACGGATTTTATGGAGAAGCGCGTGACGATTACTGACAAGTACGGTGACCCGGTGGAATCCCACGACACGATCAAGGACATGCTCAAGGCCAGGTTGGACCGATTTCTGAACGAGCGTGTTGACTCTTCCGGTAAGGTCGTCAAGACTACCCCCTGCCCCTATAACGCCAAGCCCAAGCTGGATTGGCTTATTGACTCCCGCATCGAGGCCTATACAAAAGACTTTGTTCAAAAAACGCAGGCTGACTTTGACGTGAGACTCAAGGGGGCACTCAATGAGAAACTGAAGGCGAGCCTGTCAGCATCGATGTTGAAGAACATTGACCTCGGAAAGCTGATCCAGGAAAAATAGCAACATCAAACAGGAGGTCCAGAACATGATCGAGATCAAGGAAGAAGGCCCCCCGAAGGCCCCAAGACAGCAGATTGTTATCGACGGCGACGTCGTCGGCGAGGTCTGGCGGATGTCTCTCGGGTACCAGTGTCAGTTGGTGCCCAAGAACTTGCGGTTGAGCGCGATGTCGCTGAACGGGGTGGGGAACACGCCGATGACTGCAATAATCAAGGCAGTAATCAACGCGAGGGAGAATGCTCGGCTGCTGAATGCCGCGGCGGACTTCGTGGAAAAAGCAGTGGAGGAACACCGTCATGCTAACCTTTGAAAAAATCCCTGGCGACAAAGCGATGTCGCATCACGCCGTGCTCGTTAACGGCGAGTACGTCGGGTTGATTTGGGTGGCGAAAGGCGCCTTCCAGTGCCGGCTTAATCCGCCGCTCTTGGCCTACTTGGGGCTGTCGATCTCTGGCGTCGGCAGAACTCGGGAAGACGCCGTCAGAGAGGCTGTCACGAAGGCCTTCACTCGGGGCAGGGCCTTGACCAAGTTTGCTGCCAGCCTTGACGCCAAGCTTGAGAGTACGCTGCTGTGAAGATCCTCGAGATGGCCCTGGGGATGAAGCGCTCCGTGCGCCTCAAACCCTACGTTATTATCGGCCCTGAATTCTGGATGAAGGTCGAGGTCGTGCCCGACGAAGACGTCGACCTTGTCCTGGCTGAGTTGAAGGCTGACGTGATTGCGACGCTGGATGATCTTGAGGCGGAGGAAGCAGCAAAACTGGGGTTCTCTTGGAATCCCGAAACAGAATGTTATGAGGAGAACCAGAAATGAAATTGGAGTGGGAACAGATTGACGACTATCATCAGAGAGCCCGGGTGCCCGGGGGCTGGCTTGTCAAAGCCTACGAGGAAGTAGTCCACAACATGATGGAGTCAGGCAGAGGCATGGAGAGTGGCTATGATATCCGAGTTGCTATGTGCTTTGTTCCAGACTCATGCCATCAGTGGAGGTTGGAAGAATGAGGCTGCACATCTCAAAAGGAAACATGAAGTTGGGCAAGATCCCGAACATCAGCCTGCCACCGGTGACGACCTGCCGGCCGAGGGTGCCCTGCGCCAAGCAGTGCTACGCGCAGAAGGCGATGAGGCTGTATCCGCAGACCAGGAAGGCCTGGACGGAGAACTTGGATTTTTTGGAACTCTCTGGTGAGGCAGAGTTCTTTACCCAAGTGAGTGAGTGGCTGGCGGAAAACAAACCCACCCATTTTCGGTGGCATGTCAGCGGGGATACGCCGAGCACTCTTTACGCTGTCTTGGTTTATCAGATCGCCAAGATTTTCCCCGACGTCAAGTTCATGATGTTCACAAAACGTTGGGATCTACTTCCGGATCAGCCGCCGCCGGAGAATCTGGCGGTCATCTTGTCGATGTGGCCCGGGCTCCGGAACCCAAAAGGGTTTGAGGATTTTCCCAGAGCTTGGCTGTCGAGCGACAAGCGGAAACCGAATTTTTACTTCAAATGCCCGGGCCGGTGTGACGAGTGCTACAAATGTTGGGATATCGTTGACCTTGGTTATGACGTCGTTTTTGATTTACATTAAAATTCAAGAGGAGAACCAGTATGACAGAAAAAGTTGCATAAATTCAGTTGCTTCTTGTTGACGGCTACGTCAGCGTTATCGCCGAGGTCGTGTATTACGACGAGGACTACATCATGATCAAGAACGCTGCCCGGGTGGTGCCACAACAGAATCAGAATGGGCAATTGATGGCGGCGTTGATTCCGTTCATCTTTGGCGCCAAGAAAGATGAGTGGGTTAAGTTTCCCAGGAATAAACTGGTCACAGGCCCGGTTCCTCCGGAGGACTTCTTGGTCAAGGATTACAAGAGAGCCTATGGCTGGCCTGACGTCGAGGTCGTCAAGGACCTTCCGCCTCACCTGAAACGAAGTAAATAGGAGAAACAGCATGATTTTTGCGACAGCCCAACCACTTGAGGACTACGACGCGACCGTCAACGGGGTCAAGGTCGGGATCTACAGCACATACTTCAGCAGGTCCCCTGTGTTATTCAACCTTATTACCCGGGCGTGTCTGGTGCCATTCCAGTTTGAACCTGGGGCCGATGGCAAGTCGAGGTTCTTCACGATCGACAAAGATCATCTGTACGAAAAGACGCTGACGCAGACGGTTGGCGGCAGGACCGTGGATAGGCTCTGCTCGGAGTTGAGCCCGATCCAGATGCTGGAGTTTTTTCGGAGTCACCCTGAAGACCTTCCGGGACTCGGAATCACAGAATATTGGTACGGCGACGTCGACCTTGTCCTTGACGTTGTCCTGGCGCGGACGTTGCAGTGGAAAAAATATCAGCGTGGATCTCTATCCAGAGAAGGTAACGTGATCCAAGGCAGGTTCGGATCGCTGTTGGAGCAGGGTGAGGAATCGTTCCTGCTCAAGATGAATCCGTATCATAAGGATTTCAAGGATCCTGCGGAGGTGGGGGGATGACGAAGTATTTGTGGCTGACTATACTTCTGCTGCCCGCCGGCTGTTGTGGCCCGCCTGGGACGCTCACATATGAGACTGAACTCTGTTACATGCTGAGAGGTGAGTGGGAAAATTTCCACAGCGTGACCGCGGACCGGTCTACGGTCGACATCAAGGACACCGCGGGCAGGACGCTCAAAACCTATTATATTAACCGTTGGCCTAACGGCAACGTTGACGTCGAAGTTTACGACAGGAGAATCAAATGACAAAGTTTTTGGAACGAAACGAAATCAGTAACTATTACGCGGAGCAGATGAGCTTCGATGAGCAACGCCGTTTCGAGCAGTTTGGCGATCTCTCGATAGTCAGAGTGTTCCACGGCAAGCTCTTGGTCGTGTACAACGTCCTCTCCGGGAGCAAGGTCCCCAACATCCTGACGAACCTCAGGGTCACCGGTATCGACATCGTCAATAAGGACGTGGTCCTGGACTTTCTGGACTTGAAGACCGGCAAGACGTGCCAGGTTTCTTATATTCCTGAGCAGCTTTGCGGTTACGATGTTTTCGCGATGGTGCCCAGCGAATGTATGGTCACCAAGATCCTCAAGGAGAGTGACGCCGGCCACGTCCTTGACGTCGGCCTGTCTGCCGGCCTGCTGCTCAGGCATCGGTCGAAGCCGGCGTTCAAAAATACAGGTTATGTTTACTGCCTGGGCTTGGCTGATTTTCACCAGATGTTTGGTGACGATGCTACCCGGGCGTTTGAGAAACTTGAGGCCCACGTCCGGGAGGGGGAGGAATGAGCAGGACTAACTGGTTTTATGTCGTTGGGTCGCTTTGGGTGGTGATAATATTTGCTACGGTCGTTTGGCTAGCTTATTCCAGCTGTGAGCGGCAGGGCGGAACACTCGTCCGGGGCCTCTTTTGGTTTGAGTGTGTGGATAAACAAAAATTGCAGGAGATCAAAAAATGAAATCACAGAAGCTTACAAACAGTATGAAGGACACAATCGTTGAAAGAATTTTGGCCAAAGTATTTGGTGAACGTCTGGAGGAACTGAAGAAACAAAAGATGGCACTGGCTGACGCCTGTTATGCTTTCCGTTACACCAAGAAAGAGCTTGGTATGATCCAAGAATTGCAGTTGCAGACAAACAACCGGGCTTTCTCAAATAAGGAGGCTATCTATATGTATTTTGGTGGGAGGCATGCCAGCCTGGCCATGAGTGTGCCTCGACTGTTCTTGTATAAGGACATGGAATCAAAAACAAAGCTGGCTGCTGATCATAAACTCACGGTACAGTGGGATGCCCAGCAGAACAGAGAATATGATCTACTAGCCGAGAAAAACAAACTGGCCAAGGAGGTTAGGGCGCTCTTGAACTCGGTGAATACAACAAAGCAGCTTCTGGAGGCCTGGCCTGAGAGTGAAATCTTTCTTAAAGGTCTGTTAGAAACTTCGGGGCAGCTGCTGCCGATGGTGCAGGTGAAGACACTGAATGAAGTAATCTTTAAGTGATTTGATATGGACATCATCAACACGGTGAGGTCGTTATTCCCTTCACGTTATGAACCATACCCCTTCCAACGTCAGGTTATTTTCGACGCCAGCAAGGACCTGATGTCGCTCTTGAAGATGGACGTTGGGACCGGGAAGACAATCGTGTCGTGGTTCTTGGCCTTGGGCTCGACGATCAACACTGACGTCTGCCAGATCCTGATCTTGTGCCCGCCGACACTGATCAGGCAATGGTATGAGTTTATTCAAGAGTTCGACGGGATCCCCTCGGTCTGTGCCTATCAAGGCAGCCCGGGGGAGCGGGCCAAGATGGACTTGACCGAGTCGGTTATTATAATGGGATACCAGATATTTCTCAAGGACTTTGATAAGATCTATCATCAGGTCAAGGACCGTAAAGTGTTTGTGATCTGTGACGAGGTCAGTCTCCGGAGCCCAAAGTCTCAGACGTATAAGAGATTGCGGCAGCTTCTTTACAACGTGGAAACGGTCAAGCAATTGAACGCCCTCGGGCCGCTTGATATTGACCCTGTGAAACCGTTCACGCTGTTGAACGCGACACCGGTGTCGAATCCGGCGCAGGCGTATGGCTACATCAAGACGTTGACGCCGATCGTCTACAAGACTGAGGAGCAGTTCAACCGTCTTCACGTGCTGAAGTTCGACCAGTACAAGAAGCCTAAGGCATTTAAGAACCTTGACCTGCTGGAAGAGAACTTCAAGTTGCGGAGGTTCGACGCCAACGCCGACGAGTTGCTGGACATCCCGGCAATCACCTACATCCCGATCAAGTATGACCTGGACCCCAAGCATCTGCGGCTGTACAACAAGATGACCAAGACCGCGGTCTCCGAGTTCCCGGCCTATGCCGCCAGGAACGGGAAGGAAATTGATTCGCTGTTTACCCGGCTGCAGCAGATGGTGACGAACCCTGAAATGTTCGGCGCCGAGTTTCCGCCGATGTACTTGGAGATGCTTGATGAACGTCTTGAGGAACTTGGGGCTGAGGAGAAGATCATCATCTACGCCCACTTTGTTGATACGAACAGGAGGATTCTCAAGCACCTGGGCAAGACCGCGGTTGGGCTCTGGAGCGATTTCTCGCAAGTGCAAAAGAACAAGAGCGAGGACGCTTTTAAGGCCGACGTCAACAGAATGGTCGCGCACTGCAAGTCGGGGGGGATCGGGTTGAACTTACAGCATGCCCGGCACGAGATCTTTGTCGAGATCCCGCCCGATCCGCCGACGTTTAAACAGGCAGTAGGGCGGGTTCACCGGAGTGGCCAGGCCAGGAACCAGTTCGTGACCATATTCCTGGCCGCCGGCACGATCCAGGAAAGGATCTACTACAATCTGATTGTCAAGGACAAAGTTCTGTCCGAGGTCATCGGCGACAAGAAGTCGTTGCAGGATTTTCTCTTGTAATAGAAATGTTATTTGTGTTACAATCTATAAAAAGGAGGCTCAGAGAGTGAAAACAATTTCGATGTATTTGAAGAGGCGTGAAAATAACTATGCCCGTGGCGGTTTCGAGTGGGTGTTGATGGGGAAGATTGGTGGGGAACCCTCTGACTGGTGTATGAAAAGCTATGGCTTCAACAAGCCAACGCCGGCCCAGATTGATACTGATATGAATCTTATTATTCAAACTGCTACAAGAATAACAGGAATAAGCTTACAATTCACGAAGTTCGAGTCGTGATGAGGGAACCCAAATGAACTGCTCATGTGCTGCTATCGGCTGTATGGAAGAGTCAGAGGACTGCCACTGGGGCGTCAGACATATCAAACGCGCCGGCAAGGACTACAAGTGCTTCGAGTGTGGGTCTGCGATTGAGAAAGGTTCGGGTTATGCTTTGCACGTTGTTTTCGGCGGCGGTACCGCTCAGAATTATAAGGTCTGCCCGGTTTGTCAGGATCTTATTGAACACTTCTTTCCTAACGGGTGGTGGTTTGGGGCTGTTCTGGACAATTTGAGAGACTACCTTGATGAATCTTGGGCCTATGATCTGCCCAGCGATTGCATCAGCCAATTGACTCCGGCGGCCCGGGCTCGGGTGTGTGATTTTCTTCAGAGGTATCAGGACGACCAATGAAGTGGTGGCTGAAGTTCCTGTCTATCTGTGGCGTGTTCGGCTTGGGGACGTGGTTCGGGTTGATACTGACGACGAATCACTATGAAAGAATCTTGGCAGAGGAGAAAACCTTGCACTCCCAGATCTGCCAGACAAAGGTGGAAGATGTTTTGAGCCAAATTAGTCTGAAATTCTGTGCGGCTTGGAACGTCTCTGTGCCGCCGTATGACGAGAGTGTTGCCCAGTTTATTGAGGAGGAAAAATAGTGAAAGATTTTAAAGAGACCTTAACCGGATTTTCAAGCTGGTTGCAGACAGCGAGGTTGTTACGGAGGAACAAGCGGACGGAGTATCTGTCGTCCGGGCCGGTAGTCGAACGAAAAAATACCCAACTGCTGCTCGGCGCCTTGCTGGAATTTGCCAGAGCGCACAAGATATCGTATGATGCCACTATGCAGTTCCTTCAGGACCGCAACGTCGACGTCAACGTCGGGCCCGACTTTCAGTGGGAAGCAAAATGTTTGCAGGGTCCAAGAGTGGTTGAATTTGTGGAGATTGAGGAGGTGGCAGGATGAGTGACGAGGATCTGCGTGTCGCCAGGATCCGCTGCGCCGGCTGCGGGAAGTGGATCAAGGCTGTTGACGAGGACCTTGACACCTTGTGTGCCGATTGTCTGCAGCAAATTTCAGAGCAACCTCAAAGCTTTACGGAGAACGATTGAAATGTCTGGGTTTGAAAAAAGTACAAGGGTGACGTCGTCAGTGTCGTTGCACCGGGAACTCTATAAACAGGTGCGCGAATTGGCAGATGCGGAAGACAGAACGATCTCGAGCATGATTGCGACCTTGGTCAAGCTCGGGATCCGTGCCCGGGAAGAGAACAGAGCCAGCAAGGTGAGGGTGGGGGCGTGAACCTCGACAAGCTCCTGGCGCAGGAGCCGTTCAACAAGTGGCTCCAGAAGTTCATCAAGGAGTATGCTTTGCATAGTCACAACGCCCTGATCCAGCCCATTGGCAGTAACGGATTTCGGACGGATGTCGAGATCACTGAGATGTTCATGGGGCTGATGTTGAAGGAGCGGCCGGGCGCGGTCTTGGCCCAGGAAGACCTCATCAATATCTTTTACGCCTGGTACGAGTGCAACTCAACGTACCACGCCAGCTATGCCCCGCCGAAAGTGGTTCTCGTCCAGCAGTTGCAGAAGCGTTACGAGATGGTGAGGTCGAAGGGACGTTGGTGTTTTGAGGGCGTCGAGCTCACGGTTAACACCCTGGAAGAGGCCAATCAATTGATCGAGGAAAACCGTAATAATCTGGAATTCAGACTGCCTAATTTCCGGCCGGAGTTCTCCGTCGAAGAAGAACGTCGACGTCAAGAACTTGGGGACCTCGAGAGGTTGATGCTGACGAGAGATATCAAGGAGATTGGGGATGACGAACAATAGAATGGGAGATCAATAATGAAACTTGATTTGTTTGATGCTTTGCAGCTGCTGCAGGATAACTTCGGTGACGACTGCAGAATGACCGTGGGTATCTTTCGTGGTGAGGTCCAGATCCAATTGCTCAAAGGGATCTACGGCTCTACGATTGTTTTTTCTACTGAGGAACTCGTTCATACTGACGAGATCTACGCAATGATGAGATTTCAGACTGCTATTGATAGACTGAACGAGGTTATGGAAGAGCGTGAAAAATAGTAATCTGTAGCTTAGGGGGATAATTATGTATTTACACACACCAGTTATTACAGGGGGCTTTATAACTTTAGCTTTTGATGTCGGCGGTTGCCCATTGTGTAATAAACCTATGATTGAAGTTCCAGAAGCATCATTAAAAAGATGTGAATCTATAGTTGGTTCTGGAGTTTTTAATAATTCTGGAGGAAACACAATAGCAGCCCAATGTGAGAGGGCTGGTGTAGTTATTGAATCAACATCGACTGACTCCAAAGGTCGGCGTATTTGTAATACATGTGCTAAGGCAGGAAGAAGCACATTCTTCTGTGTTGCGTGTAACCAAGAACGGCCTACATCAGAAATTGAGACAAGTTTTGGAGATCCTCCGGATCGTCTTTGTGAAAAATGTTATGAAACGTTACCAGCTAAGGAGTGGGATGCAATAGTGGATGAACTCAGTAAGAGTCATCGGTATGATTATATGTAAAATTTAAAAAGTGATAACCACATGGCAAACAATAACACAGACTTGATTCCGTTTGACAAGGACCTCCCGGCAGAGATAGAAACGTCTTCAGACAGGTTGGACGAGATCAACCGGCAATGTAAAGATGAGTTCATCTCCACCAAGGACCCCAAGACGAAGGAACGTGCAATCAGGATGTTCTTGACGACCCACATGGTGATGTCAGCCGACGAGGGGGCCTCTGAGGAGGCCTTGGTCCGGAACTTTCTCCTGTCAAAGCCCGGGTTGATGGCTGTCTTGCAGGATAAAGAGGTCATGCGCCGGGTCTATGATGCCTTTGAGCACCACATCGCCCTTCATAATGCGCACCACCTGCTGCTGTCTCCAGAGGGATTTGTCGCTCAGCTGCGCCGTATCGCCCAGAAAGCGAACAAAGCATTGGCTAAGTACTCGGGGAAACCCAGCTATTTAAAAAATCAGAAATAGCTGTTGACTTTATGGTATCAATTCCCCTAGAATAAATCATCTCGCTCCATAAATCTCTTCAAAAGGTGGCCACCCGTGAGACTTTCCGAGTATCTGCAATCGCAGGATATTTCTAAATCAGAGTTCGGACGGAAGCTCGGGAAATCCCGGGTGACTGTCTTTCGTTGGTGTAACCTAACCCGAGTTCCTGAAGTTCCTGTACTGATTGAGATCAAGAAGGCTACCGGCGGTGCCGTGGGCAATTTTGAAGACTGGGTTAAGGAGACCGGGGAATGTCAGGTGCAATAAGTTTTTCGCTTGTCACGAAAAACCAAGGCATCCTGACAAAAGAGTTCTCGCTGACAGCCGAAGGAGCACTGAAGAAAGACTCAAGCAAGTGCAAATTGACGGAGGGTTCCGTCAAGCGCGTTGACGTCGACTTCGAGGATGTTGCGGGGATCTTGGATGGCCTGGCGTTGAACCAGGCCATAACGTTGGGAGTGCCGTCGGTTTCGAGTGGAGAATTGGTGGCTGCCGGGATGCAGGATAAGCACCCCGGGGCCATTACTAGGACAAAAGGCGAGTTCAAGTTCGCCAGCGAGTTCATGATCTACTTCGATTATGACCCCCCGCCGGAGAAACAACCTTTGTCTAAAGAGGGTCTGATCGCCAAGCTCAGGGCGTTGCATCCGGCGCTGAGTGACGCGGCGATGCTGTGGCGCCCGTCGTCATCGTCGTTCATCTACGACAGGGAGAAGGAACTCACAGGTCTGACCGGGCAACACGTCTACGTTCCCTGCCAGCACCCTGACGGGCTCGAGGCTTTCATCACCACCTTGAAGTGCGAGTGCTGGTTCAAGGAGTTGGGCTGGATCATGATCTCGGCAGCCGGCACTGCCCTGGAGCGGGTGATATTCGATACCGCGGTATTCTCTCCCGAGCGGCTTGTCTTTGAGGCCGGCGCCCAATTGACGTCGGGCCTGACGCAGAGGTTGCCGAAGACAGAGTTCTACCCGGGGAAGACAATCGACTTGCGGAAGGTCGAGATCCTCAATCCGAGTTTCTTGGCGCCGGTCAAATCTCTGATTGCTAAGAAGAAGGCCGAACTCAGTAATGAGATTGCCAAAGTCAGGAGCATCTACATCCAGAAGCAGTCAGAGTCGTTGGCAAAAGCCGGAGGACTGGCGATGCCTGCGGCCAAGAAGATTATCAACGGTCGGTACGAAGGCCTTCTTCTGTCACAGGACTTGCTCCAGACCGACGAAGACGACTACGTCGCCGTCAAGGATATCCTCAACGACCCTCAGTCGTATGTCGGGATGTCATTCCGGGACCCGTTGGAACCGGAGTACGGTAAGTCAAAGGCCAAGATTTTCGTCAACGAAGACGGCAGCATCATTTGCAATTCGTTTGCTCATGGTGGCCGGACGTTCAGGCTCAAACACGATGATGAGACGTTTGACAACTGGCTGAAGAATGCCTCGGACGCCGAGATCGAGGAGAACTGGTTGCGGATGGTGACGTCCGCGGCAGACTCCGCGGTGGCCGAGGCGAAACTCTTGGACAAGCTGAAGGTCGCTCTGGGCGTCAGTGCGACGATCCTGCGCAAGGACCTGAGCAAGTTCAAGAAAGCGGAAAAGGAGGCTGCAGAGCAAAAGAACAAGGCTGGTGAGAACGGCTACCTTGCCGGTCTTGTTCCTCCTGACGACGACGAAGATCTCACTCACGACCAGATTGCTGAACTCTATATCAAGCAACTGCCCAAGAACGCCGTCGGCGCCGAAGGCGAGGTCTACCAGTATAACGGGAAATGCGTCTGGGAGGGGCTGGACCTCAACACCGTGCAGCAGTTGATGGTCGCCAAGTTTGACGGGGTCGCCAGGTGCTCTCGGAAGCAGGATTACAAGGCAATTGCTTCTCACATTTATGATAAACTCAGGGATGAATCGTTCTTTATCAATCATCAACCCTGTTTCGCCACCCCCTCTGCCTGTTATGTGATTGAGGGTAAGAACATCAACGAGGTCAAGCACGACTCCAAGTACAAGATCCGGCACATGTTCAAGTTCGACGCTGACCCCAAGTGCTCGATTCAGATGTTTGACGGGTTCCTGCAATGGGCGTTTCAAAATGACCCGACGCAGATCCCCTTGATGCAGGAGATCTTCGGTGCGATCTTATTTGGGATCCTGAACTACCAATTTCACAAGGCGGTTCTGTTCAAAGGGCCGGGCGCCAACGGCAAGGGCGTTATGTTCAATATTATCCGGCACATCGTCCCTGAGGATTATGTCTGCGTGATCTCTCCCTTTGATCTTAAAGAGGGGGCCTACCGGGCGACGTTGGCCGGGAAGTTGCTCAACCTCGTGCCGGAGCTGCCGGCAAACAGAAAGATTCCTGGGGATATTTTCAAACAGATCGTTGACAGCTCACTCGTTTCCGCCCGGCGCCTGTATGAGCCGCCGTTCTCGTTCATCCCGATCTGCTCCCAGATTTTCTCCTCCAACTACTTTATCGACTCCGACGACGCTTCCGAGGGCATGCTTCGCCGATGGCTATTTCTTGGGTTCGACTCCGTGATCAGCGAGAAGGACCGGGTCAGTGATTACGGCCGGGTCATCGCCGAGACCGAGGGCCCCGGGATATTAAACTGGGCGCTGGAGGGTGCTGCCCGGCTTCTGGAACAGAATCACTTCACTCATACCCAGACCCACAATCGGATAATGGATCAGTGGCAGATCCGGATCAACCCTGTTACAGGTTTTGTCTCTGACGAGGACTACGTCCTGCACATTCCTAATACTTTCGTCAGCCGCGACGTCGTGTTCCAGGCCTACAGCGAGTGGTGTACCCGGACCAACAACCGGCAAATCCAGAAGCAGTCGTTCACTGAAGCCATGTGCAAGCGGTACAGCATGGTCAAACATAAAGGGGATTGGTCCTTTGAAGGGATCAAACTGATTGGTCACAATTAATTGAGGAGGTGATTGAAAAACACTTGACTTAGACAGTAAAAGCTAATATAAAACTGATAATGATGATGCGTTTGATTCTGATTAACAAAATGAAAATGAGGTAAGAAAATGGCTTTGAAAAGAAACACCCCTGTCCCGCCCCCTGCTGATGACACCAACGCCGAGCCCGACGTCCCTCTGGCGACTGACACCCCCACCGGCAAGCCCAATACTCGGCTGCGGAAAGGTGCCTCGCCGTCGGCAGCAGTGCCAACGTCCGAGCCTGTAAAGGAAGTCACTCCCGAGGTCCTGCTTCCAGAGGATTCCAAGGTCGAGCCCGTCGTCGAGACTGCTGTTGCTGCTCGGCCGGCTGCGAAGCCGCCGGCAACGTCCGGTGGCTTGGGCCTGGTATCCCCGTTGGATTCCCTCGAAGGTAACATCCCTCCGGGCGAGTTGACCTTCGGCAGTATCCCGCGGTATACCGCCAGCAACGGCCAGGTTATGGACGGGGACAAGAAACCGGTCGGGTCTTGGATCCAGATCGAACCGGTGTCCTGGAACTACACCTACATGATGGCCCCGGGATCGAACGATGAGGAAGCCAAGGAGTATTTGAAATTCTCCTACGACGGCGAAATGTGTACCGACGGGTCGATGACTCTGCAGCAGGCGCTCAAGGAAGCTCAGGAAGCCGGCTACGACAAGGCCGCAATCAAGAAGTACATCGAGCTCTTTGGTATCGTCCTCAGCGCCGAGAAGCTCCAGGACGACAGCCCGGCGATGAACAAGCTGGCGATGTTGTCCTTGTCGCCGGAGTCGGTCAAGGCCTGGAACGGCTTCAAGGTCCAGGCCGCGGTCCAGATCAAGATGGGGCGGATGAACCCGGAAGATATGCGGGTCGTCACTGCCAACGTCGTCGTCAAGACCTACAGTGGCAACACGTTCTCCTGCTACAACTTTGAATAAACTTTAATCTTTAACCGTTGGGCGGTAGCTCAAGGAGAGCAGCTAGGCCTAGCAGGCGCAGGTTCGAATCCTGCCCGCCCAATTTTAGCTCATTCACCATGTGTGGAAGGAGTTACGGAGCCCTCTTGGGGGCTCCAGCTTTTACTTTTGAGAGGAGAAACAGATGAAAACACCGAAAGAAAAATACATGAATGACCCTGAGTATCATAACTTGGTCAATACTTTGGAACAACTTATTGAGAGAGCCCATTTTTCTCCCTCAGAATTGAGGGAAGCCTGCGTTCTTGCTAGTATAAACTACGAGATGAGACATATTCGGCAACAGAAAATTGACCCAAGACTCGACGAAGCATTCAGGATTTTGGACGATTTCGTGTGTAAGGATTCTCGGAGGAGCCGCTGATGAATAGATATCTGGTAACTTTTTCTGCCCTGTTGATGGGGCGAACTGGTAATAGCTACAGAACAATCGAAGCCACCGTACTGGAGATTGATGCTGAGGGCAGCCTGCTGTTTTATAAACGAAAAAATGATGCCTCACCCTTTGTAGTCTATGCCCAGGGGGCTTGGCTGTCTGTCGAAGCTGAGGAGGCTGAGTGATGAAAGTTGGTGAGGCTCGAAAAGCAGAGCTTGAGGCCAAAGTGAGGGAGATCCCCCTAACCGAGAGGCTCAAACAAGCTCAAGAAATGATCGGAAAAATGTGCAGTGAATTGCGCTGCCCTAAGATGAGCATCCCGGTGCGCTGGAATGATGAGGACTTTTTCATTTCGACAACGATTAAGGATGCCTTGGAGATCCTCGAAAATGCTTGACCTTCCCGGAGTGCACAAGGCCCGACTCGTGATCGACGCCTCGTCGATTATGACTGCCTGCGCATACGTTCGTCACGAAGAAGACGAGACTGAGATCGTCTTTGAGGGCCGCAAGTACTACGTCCAGACCGACGCCGACATCTACGACACGTTTAAAGGGACGCTGGTCAAGACGTTGACGGATCTGAAGTTCAGCCCGGCCGACGTGATCTTTGTCAAGGACCCGGTGAACTCCCGCGGCAACAGGATCAAGATCTATCCCGAATACAAAGCCAACCGTGAGCCCCGGCCGCCGGAGTGGTATGCGGCGTACTCCGCGGCGATGGCAAAGGCTGAAGCCCTGATCAAGGACTTCGGTGGAATCGTAGCCACGCCCAAGGAAGGCTACGAGGCTGACGACTTAGTCGCCGAGATTTCAAACAGGTTCCGGCACACGATTATCTGGACGCGGGACCGGGACCTCCAGTGCCTTGACGGCGACATCTTTCTTGAGGGCCAACTCAACCCTCCTCACCCCTCCGGATTGATCGAGCCCAACCACATCAAGGTCTGGAAGGTCCTGGTCAAGGGCGATCAATCTGACAACGTCCCCTCGGTGAAGGGGTTTGGCCCGCAGAAGTTTATGAAGCTGATCGAGGCCTTTGGCGCCGAGGGCTTGGACATGATGGCTGAGTTGCTCGAGAATGACGAACTGCACCGGCTGGAGGAAGACGTTGCTGACCTGCCATGCCTGCAGTTGATCCTTGACGACATGCAGACGGCGTACACGGCCTGGGCGTTGTTCTCTTTTCAGCACGTGCCGGCACACAGAATCAAGTGGGAAGGTGGTGTGCAGAAGCTTCGGTTTGAGGAGGGCATGGAGAAGTGGTGGCCGTCTCGTCGACTGATTACCGACAGCAACATCGAGACCAGGGCCGCGACGATTCGCCAGGCCCTGGAGTCTGCACAGCACGTCGCGCTCGACATCGAGACCGACACCCCGCCGGAGTCGAAAGAGTGGTTGGCAAAGAACGGTGAGAAGATCGACGTCTTCGGCTCTGAACTCGCCGGCTGCGGTTTGACGGCCGGGCCCCACAGTTTTTATTTCCCGATCCGGCACAAGGACACGGACAACGTCCTGCTTGACGACCTGAAGGAGGTCCTCAGATGGATCCCGAAGACGACCCCAATACTTTGCCATCGGGCTGGGGGATTCGAGTTGCCTGTGCTGTTCCGGGAGTTCGGCGAAGATCAGACCTTTGGCGATCACGGATTTCTCCCGAATGTTCATGACACCAAGATTGCTGCCAACTACGTAGATGAGAACACGCCGATCACCGGCCTGAAGTCACTGTCGAAAAAGTGGTTACATTACACCCAGTTGACTTACGAAGAGACCCTGGCCGGCAAGTCCGGCATGTTTGAAGTAACCGGGCAGGAGGTCCTCAATTACGGCCTTGACGACACCCTCTGTACGGACGCATTGTGGAACTTGTTCACGGCCATAATGGAGTATGAACGTACTTTGGACGTCTTCGTCGAAGTCGAGCAGGACTGCCAATACACTGCTGCCCTGGCTATGCACCGCGGCGTCGACTGCGACCTTGACAAAGTTGAAGAACTTTCCGCCCGGGACCAGGAAGCCTACAATCAACACTGGTGGAAGTTCCGGCAGTTCCTGATGGATCTGGAGTGGAAGACCAACATCAGAACTCCTGACGGCAAGGTCAACGTCGAGGTCCACAGGTGGCCGGGAACCTACTTCGACGCCTTGACCGAACTCAACGGCGTCCAGATCAAGAGGATGTACGGTGTTCTCTACGGCGAGCCATTCAAGTGCCAAGCTCGGAAGCTGGAAGAGTTGGCGAAGTTCTTCACTGAAGAGCCTTTGGCCGAGGCTATTGCCTCCGGCGACCTGGACAAGGTCAACGCTGAGTACGAGGCCCGGTGGGTGCCCGACCCTGTCTTCAACCCCGGCAGCCCGATGGACGCCACTCGGCTGATGTACGACGCCCTGAATATGCCTATCCGGATCAGGAACAAACCCACGGACAAGATGCGCAAAGAAGGTAAAGGCGGCACACCTTCGACCGACGAAGAGGCCATCAAGAACGCCATTGCCTTTGGTGACGTCGGGCAGTACGAAGACGCCTTTAAGACGCTCTTGGAGTTGAAGAAGATCATCACCCGCTTTAGCTTATTTTATGAACGGTATCCAGTACTTGTACACTGGAAAGACGGCAAGCTTCACCACCACCTCAATCAGTCGTCGACGTCAACAAGACGTTTCTCCCATGGGGCGCCCAACCTGGCTCAAATGCCCAAGAAGAAAGGTCGCGAGCTTAGAGAAATGGTTACCGCGGGCGACGAGAATCATGTTCTGTGTACTCAGGATATCTCTGGGCAGGAGCTTCGTTTACAAGCTTGGGCGAGCCAGGACCCAAACTTTCTCTCTTGCTATCTCGGGGATGTTAAGAAAGACCTGCATTCTCTGACTGGGTTTGGGATAGACCAGAAGAAAGGTCAGAACTGGGAAACTTATGAAGCTTTTGAGGCAGCTGTCGAAGCTAAGGATCCGCTTGCGAGTCGAATCCGACACCAAGGCAAAGAGACCAACTTCTCCACGTCATATCTCTGCATGGCGAAGAAGTTGGGCAACATGCTCTGTGTTCCGGAAGAAGAGGCTCAGGCATTCATGGACGCCAAAGCTGCGGCGTTCCCAGGACTGATGCCAGCGGTCGAAAAATACATCGCTGAATGCGAGAAGCAGAAGTACTCGTTGACGTTTCTCGGAGGGCGCCGACACCTTCATGTCCCGTTCTCAACGAATGACAAATTCTACAGAGCCAAGGCCGGCCGGTGGGCGTGGAGTTTCAAAATTCAAGGTAGTGCCGCTGAACAAACAAAGTTAATCATGGCAGCTATGTGGCGTTCAGAGGTGTTTTTCAAGTATCGATGTTCGTCGGTGACCTCAGTACATGATGAGATTGTCACAAGGATCCATAAGGAAGACGTCGGCGTTGTCGTTCCGATTCTCCATGAGTGTGTGTGCCAGCCTTATGACGGGATGGAGATTCCTACAGAGAGTACCCCGGAAGTCGGGCCGAACTTTGGGTCCTGTAAGAAATATGAGTGGCCAGAGCGGGAGGTTGTCAATGGTTGAAGAGTGGAAAGACATTCCTGGATACGAGGGTTGGTATCAAGTAAGCAATTATGGCACAGTCCAGTCTTTGCTTCGATCTGTTGAGTTTACAAGCTGCAAAGGGACCAAGTATGAGAGAGTTCAAAAAGGCCAAATACTTGCACCAGGAGTAAATGGCTCAGGATATGCATTTGTTAACCTTAGCAAAAACAACATCACTCAGATGTTCAGGATTCATAGACTTGTTGCCCAGTTATTTTTATTAAATCAAAATTGTTGTAGAGAAGTTAATCATATCGACGGAGATAAGCTAAATAATCATGTAACTAATTTAGAGTGGGTAACTTCAGAAGAGAACAGAATTCATTCTGTTAGAGTATTAAAAAAAGGAAATATTAAATTAACACATAAACAAGTTGTTGAAATAAAAAAACAGTTAATCACCGGCGAATTTTCTCATAAACAATTGTCAGAAAAGTATAGAGTTAAGAAAACAACTATAACCCAAATCAGTACAGGCAGAAACTGGAAACATGTAACCCTTGAGGAGACCCCATGACAACAACGCCAACGTCGGTAGAAGCAGTTATCAACAAGAAACTGCACGAACTCGCCAAGGAGATCTTCAACGAGTACAGCGTCAGGATCGACAACGTCCAGTTTGAGTATACAATTGTCGAGACGATCGGACAGAAACCTCACGCCATTAGGGCCTCGGTCAAGATGCTGACGACCTACATGCCGGAGGGCGAGCTATGATTATTCTCGCGATTGACCCGGGCATCAGCGGCTGCCTTGCTAGGCTTCTCACCCAGTGGGGTAAATAGCATGCCTCCAGGAAAGCCATCTATAGTCCCTTTGGGTGTGTTAACCCATGTACGAGATAACATTTATAAAATAAGAATGCCTTACCGGGGCAAATCGCGTAATCAATACTTCATAAAAACAAACTGTGCAACCTGTGGGAAAGAGATACTCAAATATCGGCAGGGGCCGGGTAAGAAGTATAAAAAAAGATACTGCAGTTCCGAATGCAGGAAAATTGGTAGAACTGGAGAATTGAACTATAAATGGGCTGGGGGCGTGAAACCAAAGAGAGGTAAAAACGGAGGGCATCTCTTGGAGTATGCTCCGGATCACCCACACGCAAGAAAGGGTTTTGTAGCACAACACAGGTTGGTGATGGAGAAAGTTATAGGTAGATATCTTTTGCCAACGGAACTTATTCATCACATTGATTGTGATATGCAGAGTAATGATCCAGATAATCTAGTAATTACTAGTGTAAGAGAACATAATATATCTCATGGGTCATTGGAAAAGTGTGTGAAACGTTTATTGCAGATGGGTGTGTTAAAATTTAATAAAACCACTATGGAGTATGAGGTGATAGATGAAACTTATACTGCCCCTTGAAGTAATGATCCCCAGGAAAACGAGGGAGGACAAGAAGATTATCCTCAATCTTAATATCTACAGAAATTCTTATCATTTTACACTCAATGCTGCGAAGAAAGAGATGTTAGAACATGTCCGGCGGGCGCTACCTGGGGGCGATCCTCCTGTCCCACCATTTCGGTTTATTTACACAATATTTCCTCCCACTGGTAGAGCGTTTGATCTTGGCAATGTGGGCTCTATTATCCAAAAATTTACAGATGATGCTCTTGTTGAACTTGGTCTCATTAAGGATGATAATATGAAAATTATTAGCGAAGTTGTTTATCGGTTTGGTGGCGTGGATAAAGAAGCCCCTAGAGCTGAACTGTACATAGAAAGTATTAAATGAGGCCTCCAAATGAAACTCACCAAGATCCTGCTTGAGAACTTTCAAGCGCACCGGCACACTGAGATTGAACTTGACGCGATCACCCTGATCACCGGGTCGAGCGACTCCGGGAAGTCGTCGTTGGTCCGGGCGTTGCGGTGGGTGTTCTTCAACCGGGCGCCCAAAGGGAACTTTATGCTGGACCGCAAGGGCACGACGCGGGTGACTCTGACCTACGACACCGGCGACGTCTTGATTCGGGAGCGAGGTCCAAAGGTGAACCAGTACCAGCTCAACGGTGACGTCTTCAAGGCGCTGAAGACCGACGTCCCGGCCGAGGTCAGTAAGTTTCACGGGGTCACTCTGGACAACTGCCAGTGGCAGCTGCATCACTATTTTCTTCTGGATGAAACTGGGGGAAACGTGGCCAAGCGGCTGAACGAGGTCGCTGACCTGAGTATCATGGATGAGTCGTTAAAGACCGTAAACGCTCTTGTGCGAGACGCCGACGGCGACGTCAACGTCATCAAGACGTCGGTCGTTGGGATCAAGGACCAACTGGAGGGCCTGACCTGGGTCCCTGAAGCGAAAGAACTGGTTGACCAGGGGGTTGGCCTGCAGGAGGCATATAGCAAGGTTTTTTCAGCTAAAGGGCAGCTTCTCAGCGTTATGGACGACATCACTGATATCAGCACCAAGCTTAACCAGTTTCCGGATATGTCAGGATTGACACAGATCGAGGAAGTCATCACCCGGCAGCAACGTCGTGACGATTTCTTCACCCGGGGAAACGCTTTAGTTGCCGCGGCAGAGAAGGTCACGACTCTGCAGGACACCTTGAGGCTCTTTCCGGAGATCAGCATCTCCGACGTCGAGGTCGGGATTGACCTGTGCGACACTCGTGTCGCAACGGGGCTGACTCGAAAGAACCTTGTTGAGATACGTCAACGCATAGTTCAACTTCAGGAGAAACTCGACGTCCTGCCCGACGTCGACGCTATGCCAGACGTTGAGGGCTTTGAGATTAAGAGGCGTGACCTGATCGCCGGTAGGTCTACCCTGCGTGGCGCCTTGGTCGCGGTTGATAAATGGCAGGGCAAACTGAAGGCGGCCGAGCTTGCCCTGGTCGATGCTGAAGAGGCCTATGAGGACCTTAAAGTCAACCTCGGCGTCTGCCCGGTGTGTGGAAACAAATTTACTGAGGAGTGCTGTTGATGAACATGCAAGAACTGATCGAGCAGGAGTGTGAGGCCCTGAAGGATTTCCTTCTGGCGAAGAATCAGGCATACGGAAATCCTTC